AGATCAAAACGAATACATATTACCAAATGAGATTATTGAAGTAAGAAAATTATATCGTAGATCTATAGGTTCACGTAGCGGCAACGCAGGCGGAAGTTCAATGTTTGAACCATTTAACTTAGCATTTACAAATACGTACCTACTTAGTGGTTCAACACAAATGGGCGGATTAGCAACATATGATATGTTTGCAGGTTATCAAGAACTTGTAGGTAGAATGTTTGGTAGCTTTATTGAATTTAAATGGAATACAACAACTAAAAAATTAACAATACTACAACGTCCAAGAGGCGAAGAAGAAGTGTTAATTTATGCATATAACTATAGACCAGATGACCAATTGTTCCAAGACTATCTTGCAAAACAATGGATCAAAGATTACACACTAGCATCATGCAAATATATGTTAGGTGAAGCACGTAGTAAGTTTGCAACAGTAGCAGGACCGCAAGGCGGAACATCTTTAAATGGTGATAGCCTTAAAGCAGAAGCACAATCCGAAATGGATAAATTAGAACAAGATTTATCTCTACAAGTAGCAGGTGGTGTAGGCTACGGATTCTTAATTGGCTAAGCCATCTCAAAAAGAAGCCTGTAGGCTTTTTTATATGGTTAAAGGCCATCTTCCAAATGATATGAAAACAATTTATGCCTGCTATGACGGCTACTTTAAGCGTCTATGGAATAATACCGAAAGTTATACGCACGAAGTAGGTTTCGAAGAAGAATATAAAAAAATGCTTGACAAACAATATAAATGACTTTATACTGTATAGATAATTAAGGAGTCATTATTTTGTTGCCCAAACTATTAATTGTCGGTCACGGCCGCCATGGTAAAGACACTGTCTGTGAGTTACTAGAAAAATACAGTTATACATTTCAATCATCATCTAAATTTTGTTCAGAACTTTTTATCTTTAATGATCTAAAAGACCAGTACGGATATGCTGACGAAGAAGAGTGTTATGCTGATAGACACAATCATCGCACAGAATGGTATAATATGATACACGACTATTGTAAAGATGATTTAGCAAAACTAGGACGTAACTTATTTGCAGAACACGACATATACTGTGGACTACGTAATAAGCGTGAATTCTTTGCAATGCAAAATGAAGAAATATTTGACTATGCTATTTGGGTAGATAGAGCAGACCATTTGCCCTTAGAAGATCCTAGTTCAATGAGCATTGAGCAATGGATGTGTGATTACACAATTGATAATAATGGCGACTTAGCACGTTTAGAAAAAAACGTAGATATACTAATTAAAACTATTTTTAAAAATCGGGGACTAAGTCTCCCTGCTTCCACGCAACTCCCTCTTTTTGAAGAGTTCGCTGACAGTTAGCACAAATAGTTTTTAAATTAGTTGGTCGACAATTTTCAAGGCGCCCATCAATATGATACACATCAAATTGTTCACTGTGTTTTGATTTATATCCACACTTCTCGCATTCATTCTTTTTGACATAACCGTATTGTTGCCAACGAGGCAAACCTTTACCCGGCCCGCTATACCTAGCACAACTTTCGCATTTACTTCTATAGTAAGGTTTATTAGCCTTATAATAGTTTATAGCACATGGTTTACTTTTACAATTCTTACACAACGGTCTCATACTAGTATTTACCTGCCCTTTTCGGTCCCTTTTTCTAGGTGTTTATCACGGTCGATTTATAAAATCTTGCTAAATAACTATAACAACTACTCAACAGGAGAAAAAAAATGGCATTATCATCACCAGGTGTAGAAGTCAAGGTAATAGACGAAAGTTTTTATACCCCAGCTGAACCAGGCACCGTACCAATGATTTTTGTTGCTTCCGCAGAAAATAAAACAAACGGAAGTGGCACAGGAACAGCAGAAGGAACGCTAAAAGCAAACGCTGGCAAACCTTACTTGCTTACCTCACAAAGGGAATTAGCTGAAACATTCGGCGACCCAGTATTTTATACAGATTCAAATAACAACCCAGTACACGGCGGAGAGCTAAACGAATATGGTTTACAAGCTGCTTACTCGTTACTAGGTGTTAGCAATAGAGTTTATGTAACTCGTGCAGATATTGACTTAGGTGTTTTAACACCAACAGCAGATGAACCAAAAGATAGTCCAGCAGATGGAACTAACTGGTTTGATACTAATGATAGTTCATATGGTATTTTTGAGTGGAACAGCTCACCAAAGAACATCACAGGCGGTCAGTCATTTAGCGTAAGAACTCCAATTGTTATTACAGATACAACTAAGTTAGACGGTAATGGAGATCCTAAAGAGTCAGTTGGAAATATAGGTGATTATGCAGTAAAAGCAACAACAGATGTCCTAAGAGTATATTACAGAAACTACACAGGTAGTTGGGTTAAAGTTGGCTCAACAGCGTGGATTAATTCACACTATGTAGCACAAGGTACAGCATCAAATCCAACACTGGGTGGTGCAACAAACTTAACTATTACTGTAGGGTCTGGTTCGCCAATTACAGTAGCAGAAGGTACAGACTTAGCAGATACAGTATCAACAGCAAACGCAGATGCAAGTTTCCAATCAGCAGGAATTAGTTTTGCTGCAATTGATGGCAAATTTAGCATATTTAATGATGCGACAGGCGATGAAAGAATTACTATTTCTGACACAGACGGTTTGCTTGGCAAACTAGGTTTAACAGCAGGAACATTTGATGCACCTAAAACACAAATTAGTGCTCACACAAGTGTACCTGAATTTAAGTCAGGTGATACAACTCCACGCCCAACAGGCAGTGTTTGGTTAAAAACTACTGAGCCTAATCAGGGTGCTAATTGGAAGTACAAGCGTTATAATGCTAACACAGCATTATTTGATAATGTTTCAGCACCAATTTACGGTTCAGCAGCAGCGGCGTTATATTGGTTAGACAGAAGCGGCGGCGGTGTTAACTTACCAGCAGGAACTACTTTTGTAAAATCAAATGCAGAAGATGCAACTTCAGTTGAAGGCGCATTTACAATCTTTAGTCGTGCTAACACAGGCGCAACTACAATTACTGGTAGTGCTATTACAGCAAGTACATTTAGTGCTCAAGCATATGCATTTAATATTGCAGAAACAGACGCAGGTAAAACAGCGTTACAAAGTGCTGTAACAGTTAGCTTCACAGCAACAGGTGCTGTAGGCGATGCAGACTTAATGGCAGGTGCTATTAACAATTCAGCATTAGAAAATATTCAAGCAGAAGTAACAGCAGACAACAAACTAGTTGTTAAGCACACACAGGGTGGCGACTTTACTATTGTTGATTCAGACGGCGCATTTGCAGCTGCTGGATTTGTAGCATTTGTAGTTGGCAACCCAAGCACAACAACTAACTTATACAACAGAAATAGTGTACTTACAGCAAGTAACTGGAAGAAGGCAGTATTCACAGCAAGTGATGATGCTCCAGGAGCATTGGCTGCACAAGGTGCATTATGGTACAACAGTATTGTTGACGAAGTTGACATGATGATACACAATGGTACTACATGGGTAGGCTATCAGAACTTTAGTTCAGATTATGCAGATACTAACCCAACTGGTCCTATGGTTTCAGCAACAGAGCCAACACAGCAAACAGATGCAACAGCATTAGTTGACGGTGACCTTTGGATTAGCACAGCAGATTTAGAAAACTATCCATTAGTTTATAGATATGACGGTGTTAACTTAGCATGGGCAATAGTAGACGTTACAGACCAAACATCTGAAAACGGTGTACTATTTGCAGATGCACGTTATAATACAGCAGGTGCTAACGCAGACGAAGCTGGTAGTATTGTTGACTTATTAACAAATAACTACTTAGACCCAGATGCTCCAGATCCAGCACTATATCCAAAAGGTATGTTGTTATGGAACTTACGTAGAAGCGGATTTAACGTTAAGCGTTTTGAACGTAACTATGTAGACATTAATGGTACAAATGGTAGATTTAACAATGACGAATCAATGGCTGGTTACTATCCACACAGATGGGTAACTGAGTCAGGCAACCAAGCTGATGGTTCAGGTAGCTTTGGACGTAAAGCACAGCGTAAAGTTGTTATACAAGCGTTACAGGCTATGGTTAATAGTAATGATGATATTAGAGATGATGAATCAAGACTATTTAACATTATGGCAACACCAGCGTATCCAGAGCTAATTGGCGAAATGGTATCACTAAACTATGATAGAGGACTAAGTGCATTTATCGTAGGTGATAGCCCAATGAGATTAACACCAGATGCTACTTCACTAAATGAATGGGCAACTAACGTTCGTAAGGCTGTAGAAGATAATGACGATGGCTTAGTAAGTTTTGATGAATACTTAGGCATTTACTATCCAGCAGGCTTTACAAGTGATAACGCAGGTAACAACATTGTTGTTCCAGCATCACACATGGCGTTAAGAACTATTGCACTAAGTGATCAGGTATCGTTCCCATGGTTTGCACCAGCAGGTACAAGACGTGGTGGTGTTACTAACGCAACAGCAGCAGGTTATATTAATAGCGAAGGCGAATTTACAAGTGTAGCACTTAACGAAGGTCAAAGAGATACACTTTACGCACAAGCAATTAACCCAGTTACATTCCTAAGCGGAAGCGGATTGGTTGTATTTGGACAGAAAACAAGAGCAAGAAATGCAAGTGCATTGGATAGAATCAATGTAGCACGTTTAGTTGTATACTTACGTAGTCAACTTAACAAACTTGCAAAACCTTACTTGTTTGAACCAAATGACAAAATTACAAGAGATGAAATCAAAGGTGCAGCAGAAAGTCTAATGTTAGAACTTGTTGGACAAAGAGCACTTTATGACTTCCTAGTTGTATGTGATGAATCAAACAACACACCAAGTAGAATAGATCGTAATGAACTATATCTTGACATTGCAATTGAACCAGTTAAGGCAGTAGAATTTATATTCATTCCACTTAGACTTAAAAATACAGGAGAAATTGCAGGACTTTAATTAGGTGATAGACCCCTGAAATATGGGGTCGACACTTTGATAAATACTAGCAACAGGAGAAAAATAGAATGGCAATCTCAACATTATCAAAAATTACAGTTCCTTTAGCGAGCGATACAAGCGCAAGCAACCAGGGACTTTTAATGCCGAAACTACAATATCGCTTTAGAGTGACATTGGAAAATTTTGGTGTAACAAACGCAACAACAGAATTAACAAAACAAGTTATTGATGTTACCCGTCCTAACATAACATTTGAAGAAATTACACTAGACGTGTATAACTCCAGAAGTTACTTAGCAGGTAAACATACTTGGGAACCAATTACATTGAATGTACGTGATGACGTAAGTAACAATGTACAGAAACAAGTAGGCGAGCAACTACAGAAACAGTTTGACTTCTTTGAACAGTCAAGTGCAGCAAGTGGTATTGACTACAAGTTCCTAACACGTATTGAAGTATTAGACGGTGGTAACGGTGCAAATGAAGTAGGTGTTTTAGAAACATTTGAACTTTATGGCTGTTTCCTAAATAATGCTAACTACAACACACTAAACTATGCAACAAGTGATGCAGCTACTATTGCACTATCAATTAGATATGATAACGCAATTCAAACTCCAGTAGGACAAGGAGTTGGTACAACGATTGGCAGAACAGTCAACTCGTTAGTAACAGGCGGCGGCGTATAATAAACGCTAACTAGATTGCTATTCGAATAAGAAAAGGAAGTCGGAAACGTCTTCCTTTTTTTTATATACGTACTTAATCCTAGAGGATAAATATTAGTATGGGAAATAAGTTAAACGGATTCTTAGATAATTTTTTCGGCGGTGCTCTAAACCCTAAGGGTAACTTAGGCGACTTTGCACATGCCTCTAGATTGTATGTAGACGATGCATTCAGGCTTGCCCCTAAAACAAAGTTTCTTTATTTTGTAAATTTTAACTTTTACAAAGATGACAAGCACGATGTTTTAGCAGGCTTTCCAAAAATGAAAAATAGACATAGAGCAGAATTAAATATGCTCGTAAAAAGTGTCGACCTTCCACAATACAGATCAGCTGTTGAAGTAAAAAATGCTTACAACAGAAAGAAGAATGTGCAAACACGTATAGACTATACTCCGGTTAGTCTTACAATGCATGATGACAATAACGGTATAACAACTATGTTGATGGAAGCATATTATAGATACTATTATAGAGATAGCAACATATCAAATATTACAGCAAGTTATGACCCACGTTCAGCTTACAAAGAAGCAAATGGCAGAACATATAGATTTGGTCTTGACAACGATAAAATAGTACCGTTCTTTAAAGACATAAAACTATATCAATTCAGCAGACACGAATATACAGAATACACACTTGTTAATCCACTTATTGAAAGTTGGGGCCATGATACTATGGATCAAACAGACGGTTCTGGTATAGCAGAAAACAAAATGACTATTAACTATGAAGCTGTATTGTATAGTAGAGGTAAAGTAGGCGAAGATAGTCCTGCAACATTTGCAACAGATCATTACGATACTTCACCAAGCCCATTAAGTGTAGCTGGTGGCGGAGTAGCCAGCTTGTTTGGCGGTGGCGGTGTACTAGATGGTGCATCAAGTGTGCTAGGTGATATTACTGGCGGTACTTTTGGTTTAGGTAGTGTACTTAAACTTGCTAACACTGTTAAGAATGCGAAAAAATTAAGTAGCGATAGTCTTAAATCAGAAGGTTTAAGTATTTTGACTGGCGCTATTACAGACGTAGGCAAAAAAGGCTTAGGTGGTTTACCAGGTATATCAGTTCCTAAGTCTAACGGTAACGGCGGCAGTTCAGATACTACAACTGCTACATCAAATAGTGCAACTAATAATTCTGCACTTTCAGCATCAAAAGTTGGTTCAGCACAAGCAGCAAATAACTTACCAGTAACAACAGGAGATGGCGGATAATGGCACAAGGAAATTTACCACAACGAGGTTACAACAATAGTGACGAGCCAGTTAGAGAATTCTTTGATACATATTATCAAAACAAATTAGAATTTCCTAGCAATGATGTAGATGCTGTATTAGCATATTTTGGCAAACGTGGGTTTGAAGATAGAGCTAGTGCAAGTGTTGCTAGTACACTTTTACAACAAGCAAAAATAGACAATGTACCTGTATTTAGATTACTTGATACATTAAAAGGTTTAAATGAAAGTCAACTTAGTGCATTAGTTGCAGAAGTATTAAACTATGCTAGAGGAAAAACAAGTACTCTAGGTTTTCAAGTACCAATAGAAACTAACATCATAGAGTCCAGAAACATAGAAGTTTTTGAGGACTAGAAATGGGCAGATTCGCTCAGGGTAAATTTAATCTAAAAAATCCTGACAAATACTCAGGCAACAAAACTCCTACATATAGAAGTAGTTGGGAATTTGCATTTATGCGTTTTTGTGACGAACATCCGAGTGTAGCTCAATGGGCTAGTGAAGCAATAAAAATTCCGTATAGACATCCTTTTACAGGAAAGCATACTATATACGTACCTGACTTTTTTATAGTGTATGTAGACAGAAACGGCAAACAAAAAGTTGAACTAATAGAAGTTAAGCCAGCAAATCAAACAATTAAAGAAAAAGTAGGCAGATCAAAAGTAAATCAAGCGGCATGGGTAGTAAATCAAGCCAAATGGGGTGCAGCACAAGCATGGTGTAAACAAAAAGGTATCTTTTTTAGAATAGTAAACGAAGATGATATTTTCCACCAGGGCAAAAGAAGATAAATAATACTAGTAGTTAATAGGAAGTACTATGACGAAAAAATTAGAAGAAATGTTAGATTTACCAGAGTCTAAAGAAATAATACAAGAAGCAAAGGCCAAAGAAGAGTCTAAGCCTATCGCACAGCATAAAGAAACATTACGTGATATTGCTGAGTTTGATAAGATTAGTTCAGCATTACCTGCAGTAAAAGGGTTAGGCCAAATGGCAGATGTTGAACTTAATGACATTGCTGACAGAGCATTAACAGCATATGAAGATCTAATGGATCTTGGTATGAATGTTGAATCACGTTATAGTGGTCGTGTATTTGAAGTAGCAGGCGGCATGTTAAAAACAGGGCTTGATGCTAAGATAGCAAAACTAGACAAAAAACTAAAAATGGTTGATTTACAACTTAAAAAAGAGAAATTGGATAAAGACAGTGGCACCGGAGATGACAGTATGGTGAACGGAGAAGGCTATGTTGTAACAGATCGCAACAGTCTATTAGAGAAACTAAAAAACGTCCAATCAGATAAATAATATATATAGGAAAATTACAATGGCGTTTGAAAAATTTTTAGCAGAAGCAAAAAAGGTGTATCCTTTTAAAATCGGTATAGCTGGAGAACTTCCAGAAGGCTGTGAGGACATGTTGAAAACATGCTTAGAAAAGTATGGAGTTAACAACATAACTTCAGGTAAGAAAACACCTATTCAAGAACGTCCATTAGATTTTCCACAACTACAAAATATGGAAGTTACATATTTTGAAACAGAACTTAATTATCCAACAACAACTCAAGTACTACAAGAGTACTTAGGTCAATGCTGTGGTATAGATCAATCTTACATCATTGTTAGAAACCCAATGGAACCACAAGAGCAATATCAAGAAGAAACACAAGACGGTGAGTATGTTGCAAAACTAACTACCGAAGAACTAGAAAGTGTTGACGGCCAAAACGAAGTTGCAAGCAACAGAGTAATGGACTTATTAAAAGAGTTAGAAACAGCTCGTAAAGAGCGTAGTTTCGATACTGTCGACGGACCAGTTGGTGAGTCAAGTGATATCGACAACAGCGAAAACACTAAAAGCGCAATAGGGAGCTAATTATGAATATGAAAGATATGATTCAGCGAATGACAGATATCGAAGCTGAAAAACAACAATTAAATGAAAACGAAGCAGGTATGCCGCCTATGGATGCTCCAATGAGTGCTCCAGCAATGGACCAAGGCAATCCTGTAACAATTAACGTATCAATGAATGCTAGTGGCAAAGAACACGTAGCAGACTTATTAGATATGATGAAAAATGCAGGGTTAAATGATGCAGAACCTGTAAGTGCAAAAACACTTTCACCACGTATGGATATGGAACGTTTAGCAGGTATTATGGATGATCCAAAGATTCCAGGTAAAGACGAAGTACCAGGTGACGAAGATACAACAGATAGTAGTTGTAATGATGACATTGATGCAGACGATGAATCAGTAGAAGAATTTGCTAATTCACCTGAAGGGTCAGCAGGCGATCCAGAATACAAAGATCATCACCACATGACAAAAGATTTAAGTGGCGGTATTAATCGTAAGAAGAAACAATACAAAGCTGCACAGCCAGGCGATAATGCAATGGCAATGGAAGGTATTAAAGAGCACCTTTATAACTTACTAGCTGAAAAGAAAGGCAAGCCAGACTTTTTAGATCTAGACAAAGACGGTGACAAGAAAGAGCCTATGAAAAAAGCTGCTAAAGACGCAGGCAAAGGCAAAGGTAGCAAACCTAAAAAAGGTAAAGTACCTCCACAGTTTCAAAAAGAAGCATACGAAGATAAAAAAGATAAAACAGAGAAGTGTCCAGAATGCGGTAAAACTGGAAAAGTTAAATTGATGGCTTGTGCCAGCTGCGGCTGTAAATAAGTAATAAAAAGACTACTAGCTCTCACAACTCAAATAGCGACTCCGGTCGCTATTTTTTTCACTAAATATTAATATGGCAACTAAAAGTTTAGATGGTGTTCTCACCAAGAAAGCAAATCAGAAAGAAACGTTTACCGAGGCTCAGATTGAAGACCTTGCTAAATGTATGGACCCTGATTTAGGATATTTGTATTTTGCAGAGAAATTTGCATTTATTCAGCATCCTGTAAAAGGCAAACTATTGTTTGCTCCGTTTGAATACCAGTTACGATTAATGCACTCATATCACAGTTATCGTTTTAACATTAATATGATGCCTAGACAAACAGGCAAAACTACATGTGCTAGTATCTATCTTGCTTGGTATGCAATGTTTAACCCAGATCAAACTATTCTTGTTGCGGCACACAAGTACACAGGCGCACAAGAGATTATGGCACGTATACGTTACGTATACGAAACTTGTCCAGATCATATTAGAGCAGGTGTTACCAGTTACAATAAAGGTAGTATTGAATTTGAAAATGGTTCACGTATTGTAGCACAAACTACAACAGGCAACACAGGACGTGGTATGTCTATATCATTACTATACTGTGACGAGTTTGCATTTGTGCAACCTAATATTGCTGAAGAGTTTTGGACATCAATATCACCTACACTAGCAACAGGTGGTCGTGCTATTATTACTAGTACACCAAACAGTGACGAAGATACATTTGCAACTATTTGGAAGCAAGCAGAAGAAAAATTTGATGAACACGGTAACGAACAAGAGTTAGGTATAAACGGGTTTCATAGTTTTGTTGCCCAATGGGATGAACATCCTGATAGAGACGAAGAATGGAAAGTCCAAGAAATAGGACGTATAGGCGAAGAAAAGTTTAGACGTGAATATGGTTGTGAATTCTTAGTATTTGATGAAACATTAATATCAAGTATATATCTTGCAACCATGGAAGGTGTAAGCCCTATATTAAATATGGGGCAAACACGTTGGTACAAAAAGCCAACTTCAGAATATACATATGCTGTCGCACTTGACCCTAGTATGGGTACAGGTGGAGACTATGCCGCAATACAAGTGTTTGAACTACCTAGTTATACACAGGTAGCAGAATGGCAACACAACACTACAGCAATACCTGGACAAATAAGAGTACTAGCAGACATTTGTAAGTACATACAGTCCGAGACTAATAACGAAAATGGTGTATATTGGTCTGTAGAAAATAATGGTATTGGAGAAGCGGCACTAATCGTTATAAACGATTTCGGGGAAGAGAATATACCAGGCCTATTTGTGTCTGAACCAATTCGAAAAGGCCATGTACGTAAATTCCGTAAAGGGTTTAACACAACACATGGCACAAAAATAACAGCATGTAGTAGATTAAAAACAATGGTTGAAGGCGACAAAATGATTGTGCATAGTAAACCATTGTTATCTGAACTAAAGGCATTTGTTGCTACAGGTTCTAGTTTCCAAGCAAAGGTAGGACATCATGATGATTTAATAAGTGCAACATTACTTGCTATAAGAATGATGGCTGTACTTAAAGACTGGGATCCTAGGATTTATAATACGTTTAATCAGGCAGAAGATTTAGAAGATTATGAACCACCAATGCCTATCTTCGTTAGTAGCAACTATTGATAAATACATTATGCAGAATATAGATATCATAGCAGAAGAATTGTTTTCAAAAATCAGGGGTAGATTTCCTGGAGTAACAATTGGCGACGAAGAAGGTAATGTTACACAAGAACCTAAACAAGCAAGATTCTTTGAATTTCCGTTTAGAGAAGCAGACGCTGATGTAGGCAAAGTAAGCATATCACTATCAGAAGAAGATGGTGTAGTTGTTATGCACAACAAAGACGTAGCAGAAAACAATGTAAGTAAAAGTACATGGTATGACTTCTTAAAAGAATTAAGAACTTTTAGTAAAAAACGTTTACTAAATTTTACAACTAGAGACATAACAAAGTCTAACTTAGAGAAAAGAGACTATAAATATCTTGCACAGCGATCCGGAGATAGCAACATGACAGAATCAAAATTATATGGCACATCTAAGATAAGTTATCAAGATGTTGGAGAAGCCAGACTAGTAATTAAGCACAACGAAAGTATTGACCAAACTTCACCTACAGGACGTAATAGAAGCATTGGTAGAATATATGTAGAATCACCACAAGGTGAGCGTTTCTTATATCCATACAAACATTTAAGTGGTGCAAGAGCAATGGCTCGTCACGTTGCAGAAGGCGGTAATGCTTATGATGATTTTGGTAAGCACATTACAAGCCTAAGCGAAGAATTAGCAAAACTTAGAAAGTTCAAAAATTACATGGGTCGCTCTAGTGTAATGGCAGAAAGTCTAAGTGAATATATGGATGTTGTTAAAGAACGTGTTGCATCAGTTAAGAAGACAATTGAATCATTACAAAAGCCAAAGTTTTATGCAGAAGCATTTGAAGCATTTGCTCCAGTTGTATTAGAAGATGTTCCGGCAGACGTTGCTGAAAATTGGATTGACCAATTAACTATTAGACAGTTTAATGAAGAACTATCAGATGTATTTCCATACATTTACAAACTAGTAAGTGAAGCAAGTAAAGCAGAAGAAATTAATCCAGGTGACTTAGACGAGTCAGGCTTACAACGTTACACAGGTATTAAGAAGTACGGCAAAAAAGGTTTTGAAGAATTACAAAAAGCAGGACGTGAGGGCGCCGGCGAAGAAGAAAAAGGTAAAATTAAAGACAAGTATCTAAGTAAAGAAGAAATTGCATTAGAACAAGGCTTTGAAGATATGATGGGTCAGTTTGCTGAAGGCGAAATGAAATGGAAGCAAACTAGTATGTCACCAGAAGAAGCTGTAGCAAAGTACGGCAAAGAACACGTAAAAGTTAAAAAAGGCGGACTACGCAACGGTGACGATATGGTATCAGTACATGTTGCAGATGAAAGTTTTGATCCAAGTTCGGAGCCAAGCAAAGCAGATATGATGGCAGACGAATTTATGTCAGCATATGAAAAAGGTGGTGAACCAGCACTAGCAAAAGCAATGGGCATAAGCGATCAAGAACTTGATCAAGAAATTACCGAGTACGGCATGGAACATGGCTTACATGCTGATGACGATAGAGATGATATTATCCAAGGTGTTATTGAACAAATGATCGATAACATGGACGAAGGCAATGCATATGCACACGCTGTAAAGAAAGCCAAAATGAATGGCAAGAAAAAAGGCGACAAAGTTGACGGACCAGACGGCGACGAAATAACACTTGAAAAGGACGAAAAGACACCATTAGGCGAGTTCATCCTTTCATACTATGATAGAGAAAACGGAAGTTTCCCTAAAGGTGAAACAGCAGTACTAACTATGATAGAAAAAGATTACGGTGAAGAGTTTATTGAACCAGCAAAAACTTTCATCGAAAAGATCAATCAAACTTTTGAAGAGTTTCAAATGAGAAACAATCCTCAACAAATGGAAACAGACTCAGAGTATGATCGAATGAGAGAATTAGCGGGACTCCGTTAATTATTTCAAAATAAAGGCAAGAAAACGCTTGACTTTATAAATATATGAGTGTAACATGTAATACATGTGTTATACTTTTTAGGCACATAAAATAACCATAAAGGCATATAGGAGGCATAAATTATGGCATCATTAGCAGAAATCCGAGCAAAGCTCAAACAACAAGAAGCCAATACTGGCGGAAACAGAGGACCACAAGGTCCCAACCCAATTTACCCATTTTGGAATATGAAAGAAGGCGAGAGTTCAACTCTACGTTTCCTTCCTGACGGTAACCCAGATAACACATTTTTCTGGGCAGAACGTTTGATGATCAAACTTCCATTTGCTGGAGTAAAAGGCGAAACAGACTCACGTCCTGTGCAAGTACAAATTCCATGTATGGAAATGTACGGCGAAACATGTACTATTCTTAATGAAGTACGTGGTTGGTTTAAAGATCCATCATTAGAAGATATGGGTCGTAAGTATTGGAAAAAGCGTTCATACGTATTCCAAGGCTTTGTAACTGACAATCCAATCTCCGATGACGAAGCACCTGAAAATCCAGTCAGACGCTTTATTATTGGTCCGCAAATTTTCCAAATCATCAAGCAAGCATTGATGGACCCAGACATGGAAGAATTGCCAACAGATTACACAGCAGGTGTAGACTTCCGTCTTAACAAAACTAGCAAAGGTGGTTACGCAGACTATTCCACGTCAACATGGGCTCGTAGAGATCGTCCATTAGGCGATGCTGAAATGAATGCTGTTAACACACATGGCTTGTTTAATCTAAGTGACTTCTTACCTAAGAAGCCAGATGAGACAGCTGTCAAAGTTATGCAAGAGATGTTTGAAGCATCTGTAGACGGCGAAGCGTATGACGCAGAACGTTGGAGTCAATACTTCCGTCCTGCAGGTATGCAAGCACGTACAGGCGACCCGCAAGTAGCGGCAAGTGCTAATGCAACAGCAACATCTCGTTCATCAGAGCCAGTAGCACCTGCGGCACCAGCTGCACCAGCACCGGCACCTGAACCAGTAGCAGAAGCGGCACCAGCTGCAGAAGCGACTCCTGCACCTGAAGGTAACGCAAGTGACATACTTGCAATGATTCGAAACAGACAGAGTCAATAATACTTAATGCTTCTACTAGTTAACCCGGATACAGAGATTCACGGTTTACCTGTCAACGTACCAAACGCTAGTAGAAGCAAAACTTTCATATAGGAGATAAAATGGCTAAATCATTTGACGTAAGTAAATTTAGAAAAGACTTAACAAAGTCTATTCAAGGCATGAGTAGTGGCTTTAACGATCCTACGGATTGGGTAAGCACAGGCTCTTATGCACTTAACTATCTTATTAGTGGCGACTTTAACAAAGGTGTTCCGCTAGGTAAGGTAACAGTGTTCGCAGGCGAATCTGGTGCAGGTAAAAGTTATTTTGCAGCAGGTAATATTGTAAGACACGCACAAGAACAAGGCATCTATGTAGTTTTAATTGACTCAGAAAATGCACTTGATCAAGCATGGTTAGAAGCACTAGGTGTTGACTGTGACGAATCAAAACTACTCAAGTTAAGCATGAGTATGATTGATGATGTTGCAAAAACTATTTCAACGTTTATGACAGACTACAAAGCAATGGATGAAGAAGATCGTCCTAAAGTGTTGTTTGTAATTGATTCGTTGGGTATGTTACTAACACCAACAGATGTTGATCAGTTTAACAAAGGTGATATGAAAGGTGATATGGGTCGTAAGCCTAAAGCACTAACAGCACTTGTTAGAAATACTGTTAACATGATTGGTGCTCATAACGTAGGACTTGTTTGTACTAACCACACTTATGCATCGCAGGATATGTTTGATCCAGATGATAAAATAAGTGGCGGACAGGGCTTTATATACGCTTCTAGCATTGTTGTAGCAATGAAGAAGATGAAGCTCAAAGAAGATGCAGACGGTAATAAAATCAGTCAAGTCATGGGTATCCGTGCTGGCTGTAAAGTAATGAAAACACGTTACGCAAAACCGTTTGAAGGTGTACAAGTAAAGATTCCTTATGAAACAGGAATGAATCCTTACAGTGGCATCGTAGAACTTTTTGAAGCAAAAGGCGTCATTGAGAAACAAGGAAACAGACTAAAATATATTACTATGGATGGAGAAGAGATCCTAGAATACCGCAAAAATTGGTCAGGCGAATTATTAGACAAAGTAATGTCTGATTACGCTGTAAAAGAGTCAACTGTGGTAAATACCTCTGAAGCAGACGAACCATTAGAAGAAGCTGTAACAGAGGAGTAATTATGGATTTGGAACAAGCGATTGACGTTTGGAATTTATTCAAAGAGTATGTTGACAAGAAACAAGTTGAATTAGTTGCCGAAAAGTTTGTTGATCACCTTGCCGATTACGGTGTAGACGATCAACAGATGAAAGAACTATTAGGCAACGATTCACATCTTGATGAAGCGATCGGCTACTATTTAGAAATAGATGACGTAGACGATTTTAATGACGAAGAGGAAGAGTGGGGTTAAGAATGGGTTGGTATAGTGAAGTATCCAGAGACGTTGGCAAAATACCTGATGCTGTAGCATTTTTTGAAGCTGAATTAGATGATGCTAAAAAAGAATGTAAGTTAACAGGCAACGTTGAAAAGGCGGCCGCATCTATGCCAGGCATTGTTGAACATCGCTTTAATCAACTACAAGAGATTGAAGCGATCCTATTCTACTTGAACATAGAGCTACGCAGATTGCGTAGCTCTTATTTCAAAAAATATCTAGAAAATTATCAACGAGCTTTGTCTAGCCGTGACGTAGAAAAATATGTAGACGGTGAAGCAGACGTTGTTGATTATGAAAAGATTATCAATGAATTTGCACTAATGCGTAACAAATGGTTAGGTGTACTTAAAGCACTTGATCAAAAGCAATGGCAAATTACAAACGTAGTTAAACTACGTGTGGCTGGAATGGAAGATGCCAGCCTTTAAAAAAGACGACGATAAATTAATTTACGAATACATTTGCGACACAGCACCAGATAACATGACAATGTTAGATGTTGGCGCTCGCACAGGTAAATGGTGTAAATCTTTTGTAACAGAATTTCCTAATGCAACATTTCATTGCTTTGAAGCATTACCAGAGCAATATGAAAGATGTGCAAATAGATTTAGGAAACATAACAATGTTACAGTACACAACTTTGTTATAAGCAATAATTGTAACGAAACAACTTTCTACAAAGATACAGACAGATTAGGTTGGAGTGGTTTAAGAAAACACTCCTATATGGAAAATTTTGAGGCTTTAAAATTACCTAGTAAAACACTAGACAGTTTTTATTTGCAACCTTATTTTATTAAACTTGATGTAGAAGGTGCAGAATTACTAGCACTACAAGGTGCATCATTTACAGTTAAATCAGCAAAAGTAATTTACTTTGAGTGTAACGAAATACACACAAAAGATTACTTATATGGTACTGACCAAATATACAATCAACTACGTAACTACGGTTTTACAGTACATGACAAACATCTAAATGAATTAACAAAAGACGAATTTGTACATCGTACAGCCGATGCAAGACGGTACGAAGATCCAAAAGGCTATGAATCTAATTTTATAGCATTGCATTAACTGCGTACATAAATATCTATATGGAACGCATTGTATTAGTCACTGGTGGCTTTGATCCACTACACTCAGGGCATATCGCCTACTTTAAAGAAGCAAAAAAACTTGGCACCAAATTAGTTGTTGGTGTTAACTCAGACGAATGGCTTGCTAGAAAGAAAGGCAAACACTTTATGCCTTTTCATGAAAGATGTTCTATTATAGAAGAACTATCCGTTGTTGATCAAGTTATAGGATTTAACGATGAAGATGATAGTGCATGTAATGCAATCTTTCAAACACTTAGTACACATAGCAACATTGAATTAATCTTTGCCAATGGCGGAGATAGAACTAACACAACAACACCTGAATATAAAACATATGGTGATATGCCAAATGTAGAATTTGTATTTGGCGTTGGCGGCGAACACAAAATGAATTCAAGTAGTTGGATACTTGAAGAATGGAAGAATCCAAAAACTGTAAGAAACTGGGGTTGGTATAGAGTATTAGATGATCAACCTGAAAAAGGATACAAAGTCAAAGAGCTTGTAATACTTCCTGGCAAAAGTCTAAGCGATCAAAGACACAAATATAGATCAGAGATGTGGTATGTTACACAAGGACAAGTAACTATGGCTATTCAAATTGAAGGCGACCCTATTTCAGGGTTTGAGTTGCCTGCATTAACTAATAGTTACAATATTGGTAGTAACGTATGGCACAAGGCAATGAATAATAAAGATGTACCAGCACATGTTATTGAAGTACAGTTTGGTGAAAAGTGTGTTGAAGAAGATATAGAAAGAAGAGATTAATGAAAGTATTCATAGGCTACGACCCAAGAGAAGATATGGCTTACCAAGTGTGTAAGCATAGCATATTAAAGCATCAACCTGATGCAGATGTACGCCCATTAGTACAAAAAGAATTAAGACAAGCAGGATGGTACAAGCGTCCTGAAGATAAACTCGCATCAACAGAATTTACGTTTACACGCTTTCTTGTGCCAGAGCTTACTAACTTCAAAGGTTGGGCAGTGTTTATGGATTGCGATATGATCCTTACCACAGACATTAAAAAATTATTTGATCAAGCAGATGACAAGTATGCTGTTATGTGTGTGCAACATGATTACACACCTAAAGAAGGTATTAAGATGGATGGACAAAAGCAAACTATCTATCCACGTAAGAACTGGTCAAGTGTTGTGTTATGGAACTGTGGTCATCCTAGTAATAGAGTTGTTGACCAAGATCAAGTTAACAGTTTAGAATTAAATGGTGCATACTTTCATAGGTTTAGTTGGCTACAAGATGAAGAAATTGGCGAACTAGATCATACATGGAACTACTTAGTAGGTGTGTACAACGATATTGAAAAACCTAAATTAATTCATTATACTGAAGGCGGCCCGTGGTTTGAAAATTATCGCGATTGTGAGTTTAATGAATTATGGAAACAAGAATTGTATGATATGTTTAAGTAAAAACAAAACAGATGAGTATGTAAACATGTATGCCAAAGGAGCAAAACTTCCTATATATGACTACACTTATGCTCACGAAAATAAAAAAGAACCTATACTAATACGTAGTTTAGCAAAGCGAAAACTTATCTGGAAATGTTTAGAAACTAAAAGAGAGTTTTATTATATGGACAGTGGTTACCTTGGTAATTACAAAAGTCCAATAAATGAAGGTGGATGGAAAATATTTCATCGTATAGTTAGAAACGGTCTACAACATAATGCAATAATTGAACGTCCTAGTGATAGATGGGAACAACTAGGAATGAAAATTGCAAAAAGAAAGAAGACAGGACGAAACATTTTACTTGTTATGCCTAGTGAAAAACCTTGCAAGTATTATGGTATAGACGCAGAACAGTGGAAACAAGAAACAATAGATCAAATCAAAATGCATACTGATCGTCCTATTGTTATTAGAGAAAAACCACCAAGACATATACGAATGACAAATACTATATACAACGAGTTAGACAATGCATTTGCAATGGTAACATATCAAAGTATTGCCGCTGTAGAAAGTGTACTGTATGGAGTTCCAGCATTTACACTTGCTCCTACAGCCGCTGATCCTGTTGCAAATAAGTATTTGTACAATTTAGAAAACCCAGAGCGATACGACAAAGAGTATATATACAGTTGGGCATGCCACCTAGCGTATGGTCAGTTTCATATTGGCGAAATGAAAAATGGAACAGCTCACGACATGATAATGGAGGAACATTATGGCAGTTAAGTACGTAGTAGTTCATAGAGCTGATAAAAACAATCTCGGTGATATGTCAAGTAACCCGTTGCAATATTATTTGCCGGAACACGAATACCAAGTAGTAGATATATTAGATCTTGCAACAGACAACTATCCAAGCGATGTCCCGTTAATTGCAGGAGGCGGTGGCCTTATTGCAAATGACTTCCTAGGAAATGACTTACAGTATGCTCTTAACAATAGTGATCAAAATGCACTAATGACACTTTGGAAAGAGTCTTGGAATGTTGTAAATCACAATAATATAGAAGCACGTGATGGATTTTTACGCAAATTACAACCACTTGTAAAAGAATATTTAGACAAGTTAGACAACAGTACAGCACCACGTATTGTATGGGGAGCAGGACATAACCAAGATACTAATAAAAGAGTTAAACGACCTGAGTGGCCAGATTGGTTAAGTAATTTTGATTTAGTTGGCGTAAGAGATTTTGGTCAACCATTCGAATGGGTACCTTGTGCAAGTTGTTTAGATGCAGCATTTGATAAAAATTATAGAATCAAAAATGATATAATTTGGTACGAACATAAAAAGCAATTAATAAAATCAAACCATTTTGGAAAAACACCAATACCAAGATATATTAATAGTGGTGCTAACATGGAGCAAACTATTGAACTTTTAGCTAGTGCAAATACTATTATAACAAACAGTTATCACGGTGCATATTGGGGTACATTGCTTGGTAAAAAAGTAATTGTAGCAGGACCTTGGAGTAGTAAATTCCATACACTAAAGCATAGAGTAACATTTATAAATCCTCAAGATAACTTTGAATACTTGTTAGACAGTGTTGCAACATACCCCGAGGCATTACAAGAATGTAGAGATGCAAACAATAATCATTGGCGGAAAATACAGCAATTATGAAGACAGTAGTAGGATATGCATCGGGTATACCAAACCCACACAAGAACCCACATAAGGTAGATATATTAAAAAGATATATTGACGGCGTACAAAAACACGGCGACAAAGGTATATTACATTATGGTAATAATATAATCGACAGTGACGTTAATTTAATACAAGGGTGGGTACATGCAGGCAGTCCATCTAGTCAACATTTAATTTTACGTAAACGTGCCCATGAGCAAAACATAAACAAAGGTAAACATAGTTTTATTGCTGACAGTAATCTTTTTAACTATGCTGTAGGAAAAATGCACAACATGCAATATTTACGATACAGCATGGACGGTGTATTCCCTACAACAGGTAACTACTTTCAAGACACAGTTAACCCAAAACGTTGGACACAAATACGCAAAGATCTTGGTATTAAAATGAAAGATTGGCGTCAATCGGGTGTACATGTATTGATATGTACACAACGTAATGGCGGCTGGAGTATGGGCGGACTTGATGTTGTTAGTTGGTTAAAGAACACAATTAACGAAGTTAGACAGCATACAGATAGGCCTATTGTTGTTAGAGGACACCCAGGAGACAAACATGCACCTAAGTATCTTAAAAGCAAAGATTGGCAAGTAAGTACAGCACCTGGACTAACACAGGACTTACTCAACGCACATTGCACTATAACGTACAACAGCAGTCCTAGTGTTGCAAGTGTTATCGAAGGCATACCTACGTATGTTACAGATCCTAATCCTCGTATTAGTCAAGCACATGCTGTTGCAAACACAGATTTGTCTACAATAGAAACTCCGCAAACATTTGAAAGACAAGATTGGATAGAAAAACTTGCTATGTGTCACTGGAACTTTGACGAGCTAAGTTCGGGAGAGGCATGGGCACACATGAGAGATTACGTATGATAACAATGGTAGGGTTTCCCCCTCCTGCATCAAAGCCTTATTTTCATTGGGCAAAAGGTATGGAAAGAGTTGGCGACCAATATGTGGTATGTGACGACTTGCTTAGTAAAACTGTGCGTAGAGCTGATGCTTATTACCAAACAAACGAACTAAAGCCAAAGTTCCTACATGGCGGCAGACACGCTTGGCACGGCAAGTATATGCTACACATACAGCAAGCAAACAAACCTTACATAGTCAGTGAAAGCGAACCATTTCGTGAATGTCCTGGCTGGTTACGATTTGGCTGGAATAGCTATCGTTGGTGCGATGCTAACTGGAATAATGAGAATGTAGGTCCTGAAAGATGGAATAGATTCCAAAGCCTCACAGGATTAAAATTTAAAGACTGGCACAGCCCGGGTCAGAATATATTAATAATGGGACAAAAAGAAGGTGACAGTAGTTTGGTAAGTATATACAAAGCAGGGTATGCAAGTATATACGACTACATTGCAGAACAATGTAAACTTATTAGACAATACACCGATCGTCCTATAGTTATTAGACCACATCCTCGTAACTTAGATAGAGGCGCAAAATTTGTTAATAAGATGTTGCAAGAGGTAAATGTTAAAAATATCTCAATGAGTCAAAACTTAACAAGAGGTGGATCACAAGGCGGAGAAGGACTAGATGCAGATCTAAGAAATGCTCATTGTGTTGTTACATATAACAGTTTGAGCGGAGTAGAAGCTGTAGTAAGAGGCATACCAGTGTTTGCACTAGATGGCGGAAGTATGGCATATCCAGTAGCACACACAGATTTATCACAAATAGAAAATTTAAATTACGATATAGATTTGCAGGAATGGAAAAACAAGATTGCATATTCTATGTGGAACAAAGAGGACGTACAAACAGGTGAATGTTGGTCTCATTTGAAGCAAGTATACTTTAAGGATTAAGAATGTTAAGAGAAATATTTACTAGGTTAACTAAAAGATGTGATAAGTTTCAACACTACTTTCCGTTATATGAAAAGCACTTTAACAAGTACGTAGGCAAAAGTCCACGCATACTAGAGATAGGTGTACGTGGAGGCGGCAGTTTACAAATGTGGCAAAAATACTTTGGCGAAGGTACATATGTACATGGTATTGACATAGATGCAAAGTGCAAAGCACACGAAGACATAGACAATAACATACATGTTACAATAGGAGATGCTACAGATCCTGTGTTTGTTGAAAGAGAAATGAAAGCACTTAACATAAGAGAATTTGATATTATAATTGATGACGGAAGTCACGAAAACCAAGATCAAATTACAACATTAAAACTATTTTACAGTTTATTAAAATCAGAAGGTGTATACTGGTGTGAAGATACTCACACAAGTTATTATCCAAATAGAGAAGACGGCGGCTACGGTAATCCAAAAAGTTTTACAAGTTATGTTAAGAATGTAGTAGACGTATTAAGTCATCATCATACAAGTCATGCTATAGGACACGGACCTATAGACGGACCACATGTACCAAAAAAGTTTGTAAAACCATTTAACGATATACAATGCGTAAGTTTTTATGACAGTGTAATTGTAATTGACAAAGGACCAAGATTGCATTTTAAACGGATTGTTAAAAAATGAATTCATGGGATGTCTTTGATACACTAATTGGAAGATTACATTTCCATCCGCACTCTATTTTTGACGAAGTAAGTAGTCGAATAGGTGATGCAAGTTTTAAAGACAAACGTATATCTGCATGGAAACAAGTTAAGAAAACATGCACTGATAAAACCTACAAAGAGATATATGACATACTAACTGAGTACGATCCACAAGTAGAATTAGACGTAGAGTTTGAACATAACTTTCCTATATATGAAAATATTATGAAGGTTAAAGACGGAGATCTATTGATAAGCGACATGTACTTGCCAGCAGACTTCATAATGAAAATGTTACGTAATGCCGGACTAACAGCAGATGTAAAGATAGTTGTTACAGCAGACGGCAAGAAAAAAGGTTGGATTTGGGATAGTATAAATGAAAACTATAACATCGATAATCACTACGGTGACAATGAAAAAAGCGATGTTAAGTCTGCACAAGCACACGGCATAAATGGTGTACTGTACACAGGATACAAACTTAACGATATAGAAAACTTTGTTTACAAGTACGATAGACAACTTGCATGTTGGATGCGTAGTGTAAGATTGATGTGTCCATTCAACGATGAAAGACATATTAAATTTTGGAACGATCAAGCAAATATTAACTTACCTGTACTAGCATTAGCAACATTAGAATTACCTGATACACCTATTGCATTTACATATAGAGATTGTTATAACTGGCAAAAGATATACGAAGCAATGACTGGTAAGCAAGGTCACAGACTAGATGTATCACGTAAAATGTATCTTACACCAAACGAACACTTTGCAAAATATATGGAGTTTGTTAAAGATATAGGCGCAACTATTGTAGATATGCAAGGTAAAGGTCGTAGTATACAAAGTTTTTATAATGGTAATCCTCCAAGCACAACATACATAGGAGGAAAGCCTCCACCATATGTAACACGTCTAGTAAACTACCAAACAAAAAGTATGGAAAAACATAATTGTTTTGAAGAAGGTCCTATTGTAGATTGGAATGAAAATGGTCCAATAAGAGGCAATAATGATCATCCTGCTGATGTAGCAGACATACATAAAAAAGCAGGTCAAGCCGCTACACGTTATATAAGACATTTTAATTTTAAAAAAGATACAAACTTATTGACAGAATTAGTTAAGTTATATGATACACATAATTTTACTAATAAGAATGTTAAATGGGAAAAATATAACGGTGCATGATGTTACAAGACATAGACTTACAAAGGACTTTTGGTCTAATGAAGTAGAGTGTTATCGTAGATTACAGTCTTGCGATAATGTTCCTAATCTAATTAATGCCAACGAAAAAGACTTAACAATAACAACAGCATATGCAGGAACAAGTTTGTTTATCTTAACAGCAGTACAAAAAAGACAAGGTAAAAAACTTATAATAGATAACCCAGTACAACAAGTTAGAACTTTTATCGATGCTTGTAAAGAACAAAACATTGTACATTTAGATTGTCATCCAGGTAATATATTACTACAAAATGGCAAACTTTCTTTTATAGATTTTGAAAAAGTTGCAATAGACGAAAAGACATTAACTACAAAATTACAAAAGAAATATTCAAAGTTTAAAACAAGAGGCGGTTGGGGCTGGATACTAAATAGATATACACAGTACTTCGAAACGTTCGACAATCGTATATGGTATAGGGACGATATACTAGAAAAAGGAATTAGGAAATATGGCCAAGCACTATAGTAAATTTACAAATAATTATACTAAAATTTATTACAAAGGTAAACTAATATCAGAAGGTTCACGTGATCCATTAGAACGTATACAAGCAATGCCTATTGACTTTAAAGATAAAACTCTATTAGACTTAGGTTGTAATTGTGGCGGTACAATGTTTGCTGTTGCAGATCAAATTAAACAAGGTTGGGGCTGTGATATTAATCCTGATGCAATTAGTTTTGCAAACAATTTAGCAAAAGAAAATAATATTGACAATGTTAGTTTTAGTGTTGCAGATTTAAACAATTGGCAAAAATATAATTTGCCTAAAACAGATATATTATTTGCACTAGCAATAGCAAAATGGGTTCCTACATGGAAAGAAATAATTACACACCTTGATCCTAAAGTATGTGTGTTTGAAGCACACGGCAAAGGAAGTATGGTACCTGATCAAGTTGCTTGGTTAACTAATCATTTTAAAAGTGTAAAAGTAATACTTGATGGATACGAAGCAGGCAAACGTAGACTTTATCTTTGTGTCCAGTAACTTTCTTTTCTATTAACCATTATATCTGAACGCTTACTTCTACCAGCATTCTTACGGGCACCTTTCATATGATCCATCCATTTACCTAGTTCGGTATTAATTAATGGATGTCCGCCACCGCCTGACTTTGCTTCACGCAAATACATTTGGGCACTGTAATCGTGACTTGGAAACTCTTTATATTTGTTAAGTACTTCTCCAAAGATATAACTGTCATGCCATTCTGGTAGTGTAAACATGCCGTTGTCTGCATCTTCATACATGCGTTCAAACTCTTTTAAGAATTCGTGTGCTACAGGATGATTAAGATTCAATCCATAGAAGCCGCACTCAGGCCATGTCTGTGAACCTTTGCCTCTGCCTACATATGTAATGTAATCATGTTGTGGTAATAAGTTTTTAAATTCTTTGTGCTTCCACGGTGAATGTATAAAAGTATCTGCGTCCATCCACACAACCCATTTACCTAGTTTACGTTCACATGCATCAAACACAGCATATACTTTATTAGCAAAACGTACAGCGTCCCACTTAAATTGTTTTTGCCAATCCTTACGTCCATTACGTGCAGGATGACTTGTAATATCTCCGTTTGCATGCGGTACGTCTTTGTATTTTTCTTTAAATGCATTTAGTTTTGGTAACACTTCTTTTGCATCTAATATTGTAATTTGTTCTGGATTTGGATTAGTAGGACTACAATTTTCTGCATACACAACTAACTTAACTTTGTGTTCAACATTCTCAGCAAAACTATCTATAAATCTTTGTCCATACAAACTTAGCCCAGGTTGATGGAAAGTTGTAACCACAGTTATATCATTCATGTACGATTCCTTTTAAATACTTATATAGGATATTTAACAAATGATTTTCTGCTTATACACTGATTATGGCGCACTAAACAGCCAACCTGTATTCCATGCATTCGCTAAGAGTGTTGCTGATGCCGGCCACACCGTTATCTATAATGAACCTTATAGAGTATTCGATCATTACGATAATTATGACGTTGCTGTTATATGGAGTGTGTTATGGAACGGTCGTATGGCAAATAACAAAACAGTTTGGGAACAAAATCGCATGTTAGGTAAACCTGTAATTGTGTTAGAAGTAGGGGCATTAAACAGAGGTACTATGTGGAAAGTAGGAGTAAACGGCATTAATAGAGATGCTTATTTTGCTCCTAAGAATAACACTGACGAACGTGCAAAGATGTTAGGTTTAAAATTGCAACCATGGACAAACAATGAAGACGGACCAATTGTTATTTGTTTGCAACATAACAAAAGTCAACAGTGGGCAAATATGCCGCCACAAGACAAATGGTTAGATAAAACTTTGTCGATTATACGTAAACGTACTGATAAACAAATTATTATAAGACCGCACCCAAGATGTTTAATACCTCCTTTTTCAGACAAATACAAAGATGTAAAAGTACAAAATCCAGTACGTGATAACGCAACATATGACGACTTTGACTTTGATATGTCCAATGCATATGCTGTTATTAGTTGGAGTAGTAACCCTGCTATACGAGCAATACTACAAGGTGTGCCAGCGTTTGTAGGGCCTAGTAGTTTAGCATATGATGTAGCACAACATGACATAAAACAAATAAACAACCCTATAAGACCTGACAGAACGCAATGGCTTAATGACCTTGCACATACTGAGTACAGCACACATGAAATAGCTGCAGGTTACCCATTAAAACACTTGACATCAAAACTATAATACGCTATAATATAGTATATACATAGGAGAACACCCTTGAAGCATACTATCGAAGATTGCCTTGAAATTGTTGCAGGACTAAGAGATGTGCCTGACCCTATCAGTATCAAGAAAGAAGATGCAACAATTATGTTTAGCATTGCAAAGCAAGTCCTTAGAGGATTAGGGCTCAGTGATAAACAACATGCACTTATGAAAACTAAGTTATTGAATTATAGCGATCAGCTGTTGGCAAATAATATTATTGTTGAAGAAACATTTAATAATCTAAGATATCCTTTACGCAGTATTGATAGAGCAAAGTATATAAAACTTGTTACTAAAGACGATATATTTACAGAACCAAAAAGCGAACGTTGGAAAGAGCAACTGTCAAATTTACCTTGGGTTAAAGTACGTTTCCCATTTAGTAAAAAATTAATTGTAAGATTGCAACAAATACCTATGTCAGCAAGTACATATGTTCATCCAAAAGGATCACATACACACTTTTTTGCACTTACCGAAAACGTAGTGTATGAAGTTATAGAAGCATTTAAAGATAATCATTTTGAAATTGATCAAGAGATATTTGACATCTATGATGAAATAGTTACTTGGAACAGAGAAGATTATGTGCCGGGTGTATTTAATGGTGAACTTAAAAACTTACCTCAAAACGTTATAGATGAAATTACTAATAGGTTAGGAAAACCAACAGCAAATAATATTCATTTGTATTATGACAAAAGGTTTGAATACGGCATTGTCGATATAGACGAGCCTATTAATGTTAATGGACAGTTAGTAACAGACATTGCTACTAGAGAAACACTATACAAATATATTAATAGTAAAGAAACCCCATTACAAGAGGTATTCAAAGCACTTAACGAGTTGGACAGTTATCCAATTAATATACTTGTTGACGATGAAAGTGCATTTGATATACTAACACAAACACACCAACTAGTGCGTAACTATATTCCTAACGAACAAATTACTGTATTGTATAGAAAGGATTCGCACTCAGATAAAAACGGTTATAACCAATATATTAAAGATAACAATTTAAATACTCCGGTTGACAAAGACACAAAAATAGTGTATACTCTAAAGAGTAAGGTAAACAAGCCACTTGCTAAGAGTGACTGTTTGCCTAATACCGCGTTATCCTTTTCTACAGAACGACATTCTATTTCGGGTGATATATCCAAAGATGTTACTTTGTATATTGAGTATAGCGATAAAGAACCTATTTGGAGAGACTGGAGAATGAATCCTTAATGGCAACATGTAGACTAATAATTGAAGATGAAGTAAACATTAAACTAGAAGGCCTAGAGGTTGACGTACGAAGGAAACTTTCTAATGCTCTTAAGTTTGAAGTGCCATATGCAAAGTATATGCCACAATATAAACTTGGTCGTTGGGATGGTAAAGTTGCTTTCTTTGGTATCGGCGGCACTGGTTACGTTAATCATCTTGATACTGTTGTTGAAGTATTGCAAAAGAATAATGTACAAATAGCAGACATTGATGACAGACGTATACCTGTACAATTAAACTTTCCACAAATTACAGAACGTTATTGGGCCGACCAAGATGTAGTGTGGCCTAAAGGACATCCAGCAGAAGGCGAAGAAATTATTCTACGTGATTATCAAGTAGAAGCAATTAACAATTTTTTAAAGCACCCGCAAAGTTTACAAGAAATTGCAACTGGTGCAGGTAAAACTATTACAACAGCAACATTATCACATATAAGTGAGCCATACGGACGTAGTCTTATTATTGTGCCTAACAAAAGCCTTGTTACACAAACAGAAGAAGATTATGTTAACTGTGGCTTAGACGTAGGGGTGTACTTCGGCGACAGGAAACAATTAGGTAAGACTCATACTATCTGTACTTGGCAAAGTTTAAACATACTTGACAAGAAGCACAAGGATGGCTCGGCTGTATTAAGTCTAGCAGAGTTCCTAGATGGTGTAAGCACGATCATTGTCGACGAAGTACACCAAGCGAAAGCAGAAGTACTTAAAAATTTACTTACACGTAATTTAAAGAATGCTCCAATCCGTTGGGGACTAACAGGAACAGTACCTAAAGAAAAATTTGAATTTGAAAGTATTCATGCTAGTTTAGGTCCTGTAATTGGAAATATTACAGCAAAGGAATTACAAGACAAAGGTGTACTATCTTCGTGTCATGTTAACGTTTGTCAATTAATTGACACTGTTGCACACAGAGATTATCAATCAGAATTAAAGTACTTAACAACAGACACAGCACGTTTAGAGTACGTAGGCAAATTATTAAACACAGTAAAAGATTCAGGCAACACACTTATATTAGTAGATAGAATTAGTGCAGGTGAAGCACTAGCAGAATTGATCCCAGGATCAGTTTTTGTGAAAGGCGATGTTAAATTAAAAGATCGCAAGGAGGCATATGATGAAATCAATGAAGGAACTAACCATGTGGTTATCGCAACATACGGGGTCGCGGCTGTTGGTATTAACATACCGCGTATTTTTAATCTTGTTCTCATTGAGCCTGGCAAAAGTTTTGTCAGGGTAATACAAAGTATAGGCAGAGGCGTTAGAAAGGCAAAGGACAAGGACTTCGTACAGATATGGGACATTACATCAACATGTAAGTTTGCGAAGAGACATTTAACACAACGAAAAAAATTCTATAAGGAAGCCCAATATCCTTTCACAATAGAAAAAATTGACTGGAACTAACATATGAGAATACTAACACTTGAAGACAAAACATTTCATCTAGATAAACTGCCAGATGAAATTGACGAAGATATACGTTTTAGTGTGCTTGACAATTCAGATCCAAAGGAACCAGATTTCTTTTTTATTCCTTTGATATTCCTAGAGTCGTTCAGCGCACCTGCAATGGTACTTAATATAAACGGACACGAAATTACATTACCGGTTGATTGGCATATTGCTGTTGGCGATTCGGAAGCTGGTATGGATTTAGAAGTACTACCACTAACAAGTTTAAATGACAGAGGCTTTGAAGCATGGCTGTTTAATCCATTGTCAGGATTTAAATCAGACTACGGTAAAATAGAAATAGTAAACTTTTACAATGATGTAAAATGGTATTTCCCTAAAATGAAAAACGGACAACTATTAAGTATGCCACTTACTAATAATGATCAATCAGAGTGCATATTTGTTGCCAAAGATATTACAAGACAGAGTGAAGTTATTGAATACGCTTCGTTAATATAGGAGAATAACAATGGGAATAAAAGCAGGTAAAGTATGGGGATCAACAGAGCTTATACATGCCAACGGTGTACTAGAGTTTCACCGTATAGAATATAAAGCAGGCTATAAATGTTCAGAACATGAACACCAGTTTAAATGGAATGGCTTCTTTGTAGAATCAGGCAAAATGATTGTACGTGTTTGGCAAGAGGATCAAGGACTGTTAGATGAAACAATTCTTGAAGCAGGAGACTTTACACAAGTTAAGCCAGGCAAGATACATCAGTTTGAAGGCTTAGAAGATGGTGTAGCATTTGAGCTATACTGGGCAGAATTCAATCACGATGATATCGTAAGGCGTACAGCAGGGTCCGAAGTGTAGAATGTATTCACTGAAGTATATCGAAGAGCTTCGTGTAATACATGCTGATCGCAGTCGAATAAAAGGCTTCGGTGGAAAGACCAAAAACCTTGGCAAGTTCCACAAGTATGTTGAACAATGGCAACCTTTGTCGCTACTGGATTACGGATGCGGCAAGGGCGGTATACTATCTGACTTAGAAACACGTTATAGAAATATTAAATGTGTAGGCTACGATCCTGCTGTTCTTATGTTTAGTAATGAACCTACAACTGTAGAGTGTGTGTTTAGTAATGATGTACTAGAACACATTGAACCCGAATATCTGAATCAAGTTCTTGATCATATAAACCAATTAAGTACAAAGTATGTATGGTTACGTATTGACACAAAACCAGCACGTAAGAGATTAAGTGACGGCAGGAATGCACATTTAATATTAGAAGATCAAACATGGTGGACAGAACAAATTAGTAGATATATAGACGGTACTGTGGTTTATAATAATTTGAATAATAAAGGAAAATTAGATGTCGCAATCGAAAAATAAAATGATTCCTGGAGAAGCATTAATATACGAAAGAGCAGACGGAGTTGTATATGCAAGATATAGAGATGCTCCGCATAGAGATATTCCACGTTGGATTATAGGTGGCGATCCTGCAGGTGTTGCCAGAGCACAAGGTGACTTGTTAAGTTATGCCGAGTGGCAAGAACTATGTGAGCTGTCTTTGACTTATCCAACTTTAAAGAAGTTATTAGACCAAGTAGTAACAACTTACTATACTGTTAAGGATACACATTGATACATCATGAACCATGTGTGTCTAAGTTGACACTTATACAATTAGAGCGTAGTAGTAAACTTCTAGCACAAGAAGTATCGCAACGATTTGATGAGTTCTATCAAACATTTCCTACAGGGTATATGAAGTTTGCAGAAGGTAGCCGTAGTACAGAGTTGTATGAAGCATACAATGTGTTCCTATGTCATTACCCAGGGTTTACTGATCTATATAGGCAAATTGTAACTACAATTAAATCAAAGATACCGAACTATCAAGATTATGCTCTAGCAGGTTGGGTCAACATTTATAACAAAGGTGGCTACTTAAATTGGCACAAACACGGTCCTGAGAATCAAGTACATGATGGCAGATGGCACGGGTATGTTGCTGTTAATACTGAGCCTAGTCAAACTCTTTATAGAGATAAAGAAGAAATTATTAAAACAATTGATAACAAAGATGGTTACATAACACTTAGCCCAGCAGGACTATATCATCGTGTTAGCGAATGGGAAAAGGATCAACCTCGTATTACAATAGCGTTTGATGTTATTAAACGTGAACAGATAGATCCTTTATTATTAAACAGATGGATACCAATAATATGAGACATAAATTAGCAGGCGTACTATTCTTACTATTAGGAATATACTTTTTAATACCAGACTTAATGCCACCTTCAATGGGTGCAGGTGCGGCAATGGAACACGAAATGACGACACATAATAATACATTATTAGGCATTGGCGAAATGACTTGGATGTGGTTTACAATGGCACTAGTACATTTTATTATACGTGATTGTAACTGTAAGGAGTGTTGTAAGTGAGAATAATTGCAGGACCATGTCAGCACGAATCATTACCACAAAGTTTAGAGATTGCTAAAGAGTGTAAACGAGTATGTGACAAGTACGGCATTGAATACTACTTCAAAGCAAGTTACGATAAAGCTAACCGTACAAGCGCAAATGGTGTTCGTGGTCTAGGATTAGAAACAACACTAACAGACTTCTTAGCACTTAAAGTAGAACTAGGTGTAAAGACACTAACTGATGTACACGACTACGTACAAGTAAACCGTATTGAACGTGAGTTTAAAGATGCTGTTGACGTTTATCAAATACCAGCATTTCTTTGTAGACAGACTGACTTAATACAAGCAGCTTGTGCTACAGATAAAATTGTTAATATTAAGAAAGGCCAGTTTATGGCGCCTTGGGATATGAAAGGTGTGATAAGTAAAACTGAAGAAGCAAAAGAAGTTTGGATAACTGAACGAGGAACTAGTTTTGGATATAATACTCTTGTCGTGGATTTCACTGGTCTACAGTATATGCTTGATAATTATGATGTGCCTATCGTGTTGGATGGTACTCACGCCGTACAAAAGCCGGGAGGACAAGGTGACTCTAGTGGCGGTAATCGTAATTATGTGCCTGGGATCACTCGTGCTGGGGCTGCTATTGGGATCGACTCCTTCTTTATGGAAGTACATGCTGAGCCTGATGTAGCACCAAGTGACGGACCTAACATGCTATACCTAAAAGACTTTGAGGAGGTAGTACGTGACATCATCAGCTATTCTTATACCCGCTAGATACGGTAGTACACGTTTTCCAGGAAAGCCACTAGCACCACTACATAACATTCCAATGGTACGTATGGTGTACGAACAATGTCGTAAGTCTGGCATTGATACATATGTTCTAACAGACGACATGCGTATCTTTAACAGGTTTGGTCCTGAAGTATGTTGGATCGAAGAAGAACATATTGCACCTTATAAGAACGGTACTGAACGATGTGCAGGTGCTATTACTAAATGGGACAAACTAAAAAAGTATGACCAATTTATTAATGTGCAAGGCGATATGCCTGACGTATCAGCTTATATGATACAAAGTGTATACCATCAATTAAAACATTATCAAGTAACAACAGCATTTACAGATATGCCTCCATGTATGCAAGGTGATCCTAATACAGTTAAGATGATACGTGCTGGAGATCAAGCACTATGGTTTGCTAGAGGTATTACAGGATACGGTGATTGGCACTTAGGCATATACGGATACAAACGTAAAGCATTAGAAATGTACCCTAGCCTTGCTGTCCCAGAAGAGGAAACTATAGAACAATTAGAACAACTCCGTTGGTTAAAAAACGGTTGTAATATTGGCTGTTTGAGTGTACAATATAATGGAGTAGAAATAAATTCACCAGAGGACGTAGAAACATGGCACAACAAAAACTCCCAATAAAAGATGTACTAGCAGCTATTGACATGGGTGCAAAGTCTGTATGGGATGAACTAAGTGACGAAGAACGCAAGGCAGTTGGCTTCTGGTTGTTAAACAGATATGTGAGTAGTGTTAAAGGCAATAGAGAAAAACAAGAACTTGCTGTTTTTAAAACAAATGAATTCTATAACAAGAACTGGAATGAACTAGGAATGAAACATCCTAAATTGCAATGGCAACTTATATGCCAAGCAGGCAATACAGGAAAGATAGAGTTTCATCCTTGGATCGGCTTTAAAAAGAAAAACGGCGACAACGGCAAAGGTATTAAATTATTAAAACAAATTTATCCAAACATGAAGGAAGATGAAATTGAGCTCCTTGCTAACCTCTCTACAAAAAAAGAACTCAAACAATTGGCTGAAGAACATGACATCGAAATCAAGCTCTAATAAACCTTACGTATGTGAATACTGTGGTACAGGATATACAAGAGAAAAAACTCTTGCTGTACATATGTGTGAGCAAAAACGTAGGCATTTACAAAAAAATGAAAAGAGAGTTACACTAGGGTTTTATGCATTCAATCAGTTTTACAAATTAAGTGCAGGAGCAAGAAAAGATAAAACGTATCAAGAGTTTTGTAAAAGTCCTTACTACAATGCGTTTGTAAAGTTTGGTAGTTTTGTAAACAATGTTAAACCAATGTATCCAGAGAAGTATGTTGATCATGTTGTAACATCAGGTGTTAAACTTGACCACTGGTGTAAAGAAGAAATGTATGAAAAGTATGCTATTGATCTTATACGTAAAGAAGGTGTACAAACAGCGTTAGAACGTAGTGTTATGACTATGATGGAATGGGCTGAAGAAAATAATAGCTCATGGAATCATTATTTCTTTTATTGTAGTTTAAATCGTGCGGCGTGGCACATTAAAGATGGCAAGATAAGTCCTTGGCTTGTATTAAACTGTAAGAGCGGAAAAGAGATGCTAAGTAAGTTTAGTGACGAGCAATTAAATATTGTCTTTCATATTATGGATCCTCAGCATTGGGCTATGCGATTCAAACGTAATCCTGCTGATGTTGCTTTAGTAAAAGAAGTAGCAAAAGAATCAAATCTATGAATCCAGAAAAACAAAAAGCATTAAAAAAACAAATAGATCGTAAATGTGCATTTATTATAAGTCAGCCAAAAGCAGGAACTTATTTGTGTGCTAACTTACTTGCAAACTTTGGCATGTACTCAACAGGCTGGCATGTAAAAAGTGGCAAGTATAGAGAATACGATATAACACAACCTCTTCCAAAATTCGAAAAGAAAAACGAACTTAAAAAATATATACAAAGTGTAACACATCAAGTAGGTAGCTTTAGTAGTATAATAAAAACTATTCCAACTAACGGGTTTGCACAAGGTCACTTAGAGTACCAGGGCAAGTATATCAAGGGACTAAGAGGAGTTAAAAAGATTTTGTTAACACGACCACATGATCAGCACATGCAATCTATAAAAAGATTTCAAGATGAGATGCATGGTGATACGGCTGTTACAGAAGAAGCATATCATAATATAGCAGGGTGGGCAGAACATGACGATGTTTTTCATTTAACATTTAACGATCTTATCAAACCTAAATATGCAAAGTTAAGAAAACTTCAAACGTTTTTGTTTGGAGAAATAATTTGTGATGAAGTACAAGCAATACACAAAGCACTTGCAAGTCCATCACCAACCAAGAGCAGTATAAGATGAAAATATTAATTTTTGGTCTGCCAGGTAGCGGTAAGAGTACACTAGCAAAACCATTTGCAGACTTAATAGGCGGCGTACACATAAACGCAGACGAAGTGCGTACTAAGTATGATGATTGGGACTTTACACCAGAAGGACGTATGCGCCAAGCACAACGTATGAAGCATCTAGCAGACGGTGTTGTAATGGCAGGCAAGATTGCTGTAGCAGACTTTGTATGTCCTACTGAAAAAGCACGTTTAGAGTTTAACCCAAATTATACAGTATGGATGGATACTATTTCTCGTGGCCGTTTTGAAGACACAAATGATATGTTTGAAACGCCTGAAGGCGTAGACTATCATGTAGCAGATTGGTTTGATGATACACATACACAACTTATGCCTGTTGTACAAAGATGGATGGAGAAGAATAATGTTTGATACAAGTAAACCAACAACACAAATGCTAGGTAGATGGCAACCTTGGCATGCTGGTCACACAGAACTATTTAAACGTGCATATGCAGAAACAGGACAAGTTGTAATAATGGTACGTACAGTATTTGGTTACATAGGACAAGACGCAGGTGCAGGACGTACAGTAGTTCAAGATGACAATCCATTTAACTTCCAAGACGTTGTAGACGGTATTAAATCAGGATTGTCAAAAGCAGGCTTTTTTATTAACGAAGACTACATGATTATGCAAGTGCCTAACATTGTAGATATAAGTTATGGTAGAGGTGTAGGATATACATTTACAGAACACGACTTAGGCAAAGAAGTACACGACATTAGTGCTACAAAGATTAGAGCACAGATGCGTAAGGAAGGAAAATTATAATGCAAGTTTTCGATAACTTCTTGCCACATGCTGAATGGCAACAGTTACACGATACGTTAACAAGTGACACCTTTCCATGGATGATGGGTGACGCTGTTAGACAGGGAACAGAAACAGTTCCTGATAAGTACAATTGGCAGATGTACCATTTGTTTTATTACAATCCAAATATTATATCAGAGGCAATGCCAGTACTAAATGATCTCTACACTAAACTTAGAGTAGGAACATTTATGAAAGCAAAAGCAAATGTAAATTTTGTTACTAGCGAAATAATTGAACACGGGTTACATATAGACATTGAACCACATAGCCTAGGTGAAGCAATGACTACAGCAATTTATTATGTAAACTCTAATGATGGTTATACACTTTTTGAAGACGGCACAAAAGTAGAAAGTGTAGCAAACAGATTAGTAAAGTTTCCGTGCAATACAAAACACACAGGTACATCATGTACAGACCAAAGATACAGAATGGTCATAAATTTAAATTATATAGAGGTATAAAATGGATACTCGTATACACGAGATTTTAGATAAAGAAGTAGATAGACAGGCTACTACAATCGAATTAATAGCAAGTGAAAACTTTGCAAGCAACAGCGTTATGGAACTAAGTGGCAGTGTGTTTACAAACAAATACGCTGAGGGTTATCCAGGCAAGCGTTACTACAACGGCTGTGAACATATGGATGAAATAGAAGCACTTGCTGTAGATGAACTATGCAAATTGTTTAAGTGTGACTATGCTAACGTACAACCACACTGTGGTGCAAATGCTAACACGGCAGTGTACCAAGCATTCCTAAAGCCGGGTGATACTATACTAGGTATGGACCTAGCAAGTGGAGGTCACCTAAGTCACGGTAGTCCGCCAAACATCTCAGGCAAAGTGTATAGTGCCTGTAGTTACAAAGTAAAAGCAGACGGCTACTTAGACTATGATCAGATTGAACAACTGTGTAAAGACTATCGTCCTAAGATGATTGTTGCTGGTGCAAGTGCGTATCCAAGACAAATTAATTGGGAAGTATTTAGAAAACTAGCAGACAAATACAATGCATTACTACTGGTTGATATGGCGCACTACAGCGGTCTTATAGCAGGCGGAGCATACCAGTCGCCACTAGCATATGCGGATGTGGTAACAAGTACAACACACAAGACCTTACGCGGTCCTAGAGGTGGTATTATACTGTGGAACAACCCAGACTATACAAAGCGTATTAATAGTGCAATCTTCCCTGGCACACAAGGCGGACCATTGATGCATCAAATTGCAGCCAAGGCACAATGTTTCATAGAAGCAAACACACCCGAGTTTAAAGATTATGCAAAGCAAGTAGTAGTTAATGCAAAAGCAATGTGTGCTGTGTTTAAGGACAAAGGATTTAAATGCTTGACAAATGGAACAGATTCGCATATAATATTACTAGACTTGAGTGATAGCAAATACAGCGGAAGAGAGGCTGCTGACTTGTTGGAAGAAAATGGTATTACTGTAAACAAAAATGGTGTACCAAATGATCCAAGAAGTTTTGTTGAAACAAGCGGTATTAGAATTGGAACAGCAGCAGAAACAACTCGTGGTCATAACGAGCAATGGTTTAAGGAACTAGCGGAAAACATATGCCAGATATTGACATAGACTTTGCAGACAGAGATGTTATCTTATCTAAGATAGAACATCGTGTGGCAAAATTAGATACAGGTAAAAAACATAATACAGGGGTCTACGTAACAGAGGCCCCTCATAATCCTGTAGACAATCTATGTACAATCGATCACAAAACAGCAGATGATAGAGGTTATTTCAAACTAGATTTTTTAAATGTGTCTATATACAAAGATGTTAAAAATGAGGCACATTTACAAGAACTTATGGAAAGGAAACCAATATGGCAACTACTGGAGCACAAAGACTTCGTCGACAAAGTATTTCATCTAAGCGGGCACAGCAATCTATTAAAACAATTGAAGCCTACTTCGGTACAGCAATTGGCGGCTACACTAGCAATAATACGTCCAGCCAAGAGACACTTAGCAGACAAGAGCTGGAACGAAATATTAAACGAAGTGTGGGTCAAACCAACAAACGGTGAATACTACTTTAAGAAAGCACATGCGTTTAGTTACGCAATGGCTGTTGTTGTGCATATAAATTTACTATGTGAGCAACTAAATAGACAAACGTAAAGATACACTCACGGCGATGGATGCCTCAGCGGACATGACATCGACTTTCTCGGAGTATCAGTTTATTTGACTTTTCTTACTAGTTGAACGTTCTTACGTTTAACTCGCTTTACACTTAGATTACCTAAGTTTACACATGGCCCTGATACGATACGAACATCTTTTGAGTTCATTGTTATAATTGCGTGTCGAAAAACTTCCATTTCTTGTTTTAAGAAAATATTAATAGGTATAAGCCTATTAGACTCCCACCACCAAGCTTCGCCTAATTCTAAAAATTGTTTCTTAGCTTCTTCGGTTCGTAGGTTATTAAAGACGTACATACTGGTAACAGCCTGGTCTTGGTTAATAACAATACCCACGTATTCGAGGCCGCCATAGCCCACAATGCTTATGAACGGAAATTTTTCTTGTATGTCTTTTGTTAGCATTCGTTAGTTGTAATTCCTATATAAATACAGTATGTCACTTATACCTAGATATTTAGTCAATAACAGAACCAGCCTTGTTACCAATGTGACAGGATTCACAACGGAGTATAGACCAGTGTACCAAAGAAACATACCAATATATAGTGGAATAGATAATAAATTAGAATTCCAATTATTCAATCCAGATCAAAAGCCAATTAATCCAACTGGCTCAACAATACATTTTGTAGCATTTGATGAAGCAAACAATCAAGTAATTAAACATACCGGAACAGTAACGATTGCCAACAAAGGTTTGTTTACAGTTACAATTACAGATCAGGACACTCTTAATTTAAAGCAACAGTATTTGTCTTACGCAATTTACTTAACAGACGACACAACTAATGCTGACACTATTACATATGCAGACGAGCAACTAAATGCATCAGGTACAATCTATGTTAGTAAAGAAGCATTCCCTGGTCCACGTGAAACTTCTGAAGTAACAAACTTTACACAAGACAGTGGTGACGTTGATGTATACAACAGCGATGCTATATCAGCAGAGCCAGGTATAAATGGTAACGAAGCATTACACACTGTTGCAATATACAGTGACAACTATGTAGGTGATGTAGAACTACAAGTAACACTTGATAATCAAATTACAAATCAAAGTAACTGGGCAACAATTACTACACTTACATTAGACGGTACTGAAACAGAACCTACGGTAAGTAGTTTTAATGGTGTTTACAACTACATTAGATTCTCTACTTCAACAAACCCAGCAGAGAAAATTTCTAAGATTTTAGTAAGAAACTAAATGTCAACTACATATGTTACTACATTTTCTAAAGATCACCTTGAGCTTTATGGTAATAGATTTCTACAAAGTTTTACTAATTTTAGTAATGACCCATTAGTTTTATATGCAGAAGAATTTACTTGGAACAATAGTTTAGATTTTAATTCTACTATTCCTGAACATATAGAATTTAAAAAGCATATAGACTATCTTCTATCTAAAACAAAAGATAAAAAAGAAATTGCGAGATTAAAAAAAGCTCTTAGGTGGAGTTATAAAAGTTTTGCAATTATACATGCCTTGGAAAATTTAAACACTGATTATGTAATATGGATAGACGGTGATGTTGAAACTGTAGGGAAAGTACCTAAAGATCTTGCAAAAAAATTATGCGGTGACAAACTATTGTTTGGATACAAACAGAAAATTAAACAAGAGCTACATATAGAATCAGGATTTGTAGTGTTTAATTTGAAACATCCTAGAATAAAAAGAATATTACAAATGTATAAATTAGGATATTATTTTAAACAAGTTCTTGATTTGCCAAAGCCATGGGACGGATTTTGGTTAGCGCATATGTGCGAAATTAAAAAAATTAGAAAAGAGGCAATACTTTCTAATGCACCTTTTAAGAGTATTAAAAATAGTTTTGTACATCATGTAGGTAAAGATAAATTTAAAGATTTAGATTTCGACAAATATTTAGTCGACAAATATTTAGGAAGAAATAACTTGACAAAGTAATATAATTACGTTATAATAAGCGTATGAAAAATAAATATAACCTCGTAGCTGCATTCTGTGCGGCTTTTTTAATGACCCCAGTATATGCAACAGAGCTAGTAATATATGTATACGCTGACCGAACACCTTCATCTGTTGCTAGTGCTACATATTCGTATGATGCAGTTGAAGTAGAAGACCTTGAAGAAGTATCTAGTTTAGATATTTTGAGAAGTGGACCAAAAGGACAAATGAGTTCCTTATATATAAGAGGCGCTGATAGCGATCAGAGTCTTATAACCCTAAATGGTATTTCCATTAAAGACCAGAGTAGCCCAACAGGCACAGACGATCTTGGACAACACAACTTTACAGGAATTAGTCTTGTTGAAGTATACAAAGGTCCAATGAGCAGTTTGTATGGTGCTAATGCCGCAGGTGGTGTAGTTAACCTTGTGTCTGATGTTACAGGAAGATCATATGTATCATCTACAATAGGTAGTAACAATTTGCTACTCGGCGAAACACAACTATCTGGTAAAGTAGAAGATATAAATTATTCGCTTACACTTGGAAAGGAAACTAGTGATGGCATAAGTGTATATCCAAACGGTGAAGAAACTGATCCTTACGATAATGAAAATATTAATTTAAACTTATTGTATGCAACTGATACTACTAATGTAAAATTAAATTATATTAACGAAACTAATTTTACAAACTTAGATTCTATGTATGACACATTAAATTATACAGGTAAGTGGAATTGGACAAATACACAACTTGACATAAGCAACGAAACATCAAGATTTGTTTTAAACAATTCATCGCATAACAGAGTTTACACAAAAGATAATTTAGTAGAAGGAGACTACGACAGCACAGTAAACACATTATACGGTTCACGTTTAATTAAACTATCTAATACAGATTTAATAGTTGGCGCAGAGCTTGAAGAAATAGATGCTACATTTTTAACTAACATAAGAGGCATGTGGCCTTACACAAGTAGTGTAGATAAAGAACGTACTTCGAAAGGTGTGTTTGCTAATACTAATACAATGATGTTAAATTCTACAATAATATCTGCAGGTGTTAGACATGATAGTGTCGACGGCTTTGGCGATCGTACTACAGGTAGATTAGGTGTGTATAAAGATAATGTGAGAGCTAGTATAGCAACTGGTTATAGAATACCTACACTGTATGAAATGTACGGACAAGACAACTACGGCTTTAGTGGCAATCCTAATTTACAAGAAGAAAGCACACTTAGTTACGAAGTAGGTTATCAAACAAACTATACTAACACAGCATTGTTTATTACAAAAGAAACAGATGCAATAATATATAACGGAACATATGTTAATGACATTGATACTAGTTACACCAAAGGTATTGAAAATAAAATATCATTCGAACTAAATGACTTCTTTATTACAAATAGTTTTAGTTACATAGAAGCAAAACAAAGTAACGGAAACGAAAAGTTAAGACGTCCTAAGTTTAATAATAATTTAAAAGTAGCAAAACTAGTTAACGATATTGCATATTCGTTTGCTGTAGACTATTACGGTAAGCACAAAGATATCGATAGTACAACATATCAAACTATTGATGTAGGAAGTGTAATAACGTATAACTCAGAAATAAAGTACAATAAAAATAATTTAGAAGTCTTTGCTGGGATATATAATATTAGTAATGAACAATATGAAAGACCAGACGGGTATAGTCAATTAGGACGAAACTTTAAGTTGGGCTTCAGGAAATACTTTTAATGAAAGATTTAACAAAACAACCTGCCTTTTGGGCAGGTTTACTCTTAGCATCACCAGTTATCTATTATGTATTATATAGACTAGCATTAGAAATTTGGTGTATTGCTTACGGATTAATTTACTAAAAAAACACTTGACTTTTAACCTGCACGAGTATATAATGATACTATGAGTGTAGTCATTGAAACAGTTCTGACATATCTGCCTGCTAAGAGGAAAACAACTCCTAGCGGCTGGACTTCATTCAATGCACCTTGCTGTATTCATAACGGTGAGACCCGTGATCAGAAACAGCGTGGAGGTGTAATTCAAGAAGGTGGCGGCATCAGTTATCATTGTTTTAACTGTGGCTTTAAGTCTTCTTGGCAACCAGGCAGACCATTCTCTCATAAATTGCGTAAACTCCTACAATGGTTAGGAGCACCTGATGACGTAGTCAACAAGGTTGCATTTGATGTTATGAGAGAGAACGAGGGTGTTGAAGTAAAGCAAAGACTTGCTGAGCTTCCTACGTTTGATACAGTGCCATTGCCCGATGATGCTATAAAGATTACAGACATTACAAACTTTGACAAGTACAGTATGGCTGTTCTCGAATACATGGCCGCACGTAACCTTAACACTGATGATACCAATTACTATTGGTCACCTAGTTTAGGTTATCGTGATAGACTAATCATACCATTCTATTATGAAGATAGAGTTGTAGGCTGGACTGGGCGTAGTGTACTTCCGGATAAGAAACCTAAATACTTAACGGAAGTACAACCTGGATTTGTTTACGGACTAGATGAGCAACGCTATTCTAAAATGTTTGCAATAGTATGCGAAGGACAACTAGATGCTATACACGTAGAAGGTTGTGCATTAGGTGGCAGTGAAATAAGCGACCAACAAGCAATGCTATTAGGTAAACTACAAAAAGATATTATAGTAGTTCCTGATAGAGATAAAGCAGGTAGCAAGTTAGTAGAACGTGCTATTGAACTAGGGTATAGTGTTAGCATGCCCGAATGGAAACAAGGCATCAACGATATAGGTGATGCTGTACATGAATATGGAAGACTGTATGCACTACACAGCATAGCAGCTGTAGCAGAAGAGTCTCCTTTGAAAATAAGACTGAGAGCAAAGAAATGGTTCGATTAAGGATAAGTGCATTAATATTATTTTGTGGTTTATTCGGATACTCACTAGTAGTGTTGTATCAACAAGAGTCAAAGCCAAAAGACGGATATACGATATATCAACCAAGCATAATTACAGTAGAAGAACTACCACCAGTGAGGGCAGAGAATAAATGAGTACACGACAGAATACAGACTACGGATATGATATACAAAAAGTATATCTAGAAATGATGATGACAGACGCTGAAACATTTGTAAGGTGTCAGACTGTGTTTGACCCGGGTGCATTTGATAGACGTTTAGAAGCGCCTGCTAAATTTTTAAATGATTATGTAACTGAACACAATGCAATGCCTACATTTGATATGGTTAATGCAGCAACAGATGCACAACTTAAACACCCAGGCGAATTACAAGAGAATCATTATGATTGGCTACTACTAGAATTTGAAACGTTTAGTAGACACAAGGCACTTGAAGCGGCAATTCTTAAAGGGGCTGACTTACTAGAGCAAGGCGAGTATGGTCCTGTTGAAGAACTAGTTAAGAAGGCTGTACAAATTGGTTTGCAAAAAGACTTGGGTACAAACTATTTTGCTGACCCTAGAGCAAGACTTGAAGGCATTAAGAGTACAAACGGACAAGTAAGCACAGGCTGGGCCGCTATTGATAAGAAACTATTTGGTGGGTTCAACAGAGGCGAACTGAATATCTTTGCAGGTGGTTCGGGTGCAGGTAAGAGTTTGTTCTTGGCTAACCTAGGAGTTAACTGGGCTCTTGCAGGAATGAATGTATTGTACTTGACCCTAGAGCTTAGTGAGAGCTTGGTTAGTATGAGGGTGGACAGTATGGTCACTGGCATACCTAGTAGAGATGTATTTAAGAGCATTGATGATGTTGAGATGAAGGTTAAGATGATTGGCAAGAAGTCAGGGGCCTTCCAAGTTAAGTATATGCCATCAGGTAAAACGCCCAATGACGTAAGAAGTTATATCAAAGAGTTTGAAATTAAAACAGGCAAGAAGATTGACGTACTGTTGATTGACTACTTAGACTTGCTTATGCCTAATGGTGCAAAGGTTAGTGCAGAGAACTTGTACATCAAAGACAAGTATGTATCGGAAGAGTTACGTAACCTAGCAATGGAATTGAACACAGTATTTGTTACAGCGGCACAGTTGAACAGGGGTGCTGTAGAAGAAATTGAATTTGATCACTCGCACATATCAGGTGGACTTAGTAAGATTCAAACAGCAGATAACGTACTAGGTATCTTTACTAGTAGAGCTATGCGTGAGCGTGGACGTTATCAATTACAGTTAATGAAAACACGTAACAGTGGTGGCGTAGGACAAAAGATTGATCTAGGCTTTGATGTAGACACACTACGTATTGTAGACATTGATGAAGATGATGAAGACAACAACTATGGTTCAGCACCAAGTGGTGGAGCAAACAGTATTGTAGACAGTCTCAAACGCAACCCAACTAACGCACCCGCAGATAGTGTAAGAGAAGATCCTAGTGAAGGCACAACAGGTCCTAAGATCAAAGCAGAAGCAGATAGTACAAAACTAAAACAGTTTCTCAATAATCTAGGCGATGATTAATTGCGAGGTTAAATACGCATATAACAACGGAAGGACTATGCCATTTAATGATTACACTACTACGCAAACAGCACTACAGTTTTTTAAAAGATGATCCAGTAAGGCCGCACTTGCCAAGTGAATGGCGTACACAGTATCCACGTGAAGTATATGCACTCTACGAAGACAAGTATGCACAGTATGATGAACCGCTAACAGAAGATCCTCTAGCAATCATATGTGTAGCCTACACCAACAGTGTACCAACTACAGAAGCAGACCTTGACAACCTAGGTACTGATGTTGCTGTGTTCTATACAGTGTGGAGTTATTCACGAGGTGCAGGCCGTGATTTAGTAAACGGTGTAGCACAGATCATCAAAGACACTCATCAGTGTAGTCGCTACGTAACACTAAGTCCGTTAACAGCAATGGCTGAACGGTTTCATCTAACCAACGGAGCAGAGTTCATAGCACGATACGACACCTGTCAGAACTTTGAATACCACCTATGAAGTTGTATTGTGGACACATAGAATGCAAGTGGACGCACAATGAACGACTAGAGCATATATACTTCCGTCAAAAGTACGGAGATGAATTGACACAAGCAATAAATTCAGCAGGCGAAGTATCAGTAAGACGCAGCAACTCACTCACACTACCTTCAGACATGTACAAGCGTGTAGACTTTTATCTTACAACCAACAGTGGCAAAGCCGCAACACTATTCCTGCTCAAATGGGCATGGCGACTGGATAAATCATAATGGGACCTTTTGACATACAACGACAACGTGAACGCAAACAGCGACTAGAACGACTAGCACGTGAGCCCGACCTTAATCCTGAGGTTGCACGTATATGGCAACGACTAGCAGACGAAGTTACGTTTGACGAAGCAGAATACAATCAACGATGTGTAGATGTATACAGCGGTGTTAAGGACACTGTTTCCTAGCACTACGTATAGCTTCATAGTTGTTGATCACAACCATTCCCATCATACCTGTAGCAACCGCTAGTTCCTCATCAGTAACAGTTTGAATGTCACCGTGTAGTGCATACAAGGGCAACAGTTTCAACAACAGCATTTGTTCTACACTGGGCCTTGTGGGCAACAATGGATTCTGTTCTTCTACACAACGAAAGTTTGAAGTTGCATAGTATGTAGAGTAGACATCAAGAGCCTGCAGTAGATAGTATATAGTGATGTGACCTCGTGAAGCAGGTTCATGAAATTCAAACTCTGGCAGTACGGGTTCACCAGTGCTGTACCAATCAACACCTATAAAGTCAGCATCACTCAGTGGAGTACGATCTTGCTCTAGGGAGTATAAAGGATTGAGATCAAATGTGTGTCTTACATCTTGTGGTGCTGTCCACACATCAGGTTGTGGTATATCTATTTGATCTAGTTGTACACCGTCGATTGCAGGTTCTGTAGCAAGTGCCACTGAACTCAACAGTGTTAGGAATAGTATGTTGATTCCCTTGCCCACAAAGTATTTAGCGAGAAAGCCTGAAAGGTCGGCGCCTAGAAAAGCCGCGAAGCGGTTAACGCAGAAAGCGCGAAGCGCAAGCGATAGCGTAGCGGTTAAGCAGATTTTAGTATCAACATACACACTAGCCTATAACGATCGAGTTTTAGTCAAACCATGCATACAGACATACTGCAACGTGTTGCTTTCAGTCTAAAACAACGGTTAAGGAAAAGATGACGTTTTAAAACAATAACTAGAGCGTATCTAACGTATTTGTCGCGCATACTAGTTCAAACGTAGCACATAGATCACAATCACGCTGTATGACGCTTATATGCACTCTAAGACACCAGTTCCAGTGTATGCAAGTGTAGCATACATGCGCTCTCGTTCGCTGTCAAACACTAGTGTACACGAGTCTGACTGTTCAGTGTATATGCCACGTAGTAACAAGTCTGTAGCAAATGAAAATGTGTTTATGTCTGCTATAAAGTCCGTGACACTGTCATCATAGTTAATGTTGAGTAAATACATATACATACTTATAAAGGAACGCTATGTACACACTAGAACAACTGAACGCTTATCAACAATGGCTACAACATCAACAAGGTCATCCTACTGAGCCACAACACTTCCTTACCATTCTTATGAGAGACTTTGCACTTACTAGCGGACAAGCACAAACCGTATACGACAGCCTAAGAGACTGGGAACTAAAGTAAGCACACTATAAGCACACTGTACACGAGCAAGCTCGTAACGCTTTCGCTAGTCGCTCTAGCGTGTGTTGCTTCGCATACTATATAAGAGGAACAGTCCGAAATGGGTTCTACAGGATAAAAAAATAGTTGCGCAGTTTTTTTAGGTGAAGTACTTACAGAAGTGAGGTGGTGATTGCTACTGCACCGTTTTTAAAAAGTTGCCATTAACGCTAAGTGCTTGTTTTTGTTATATATTTTTTATAAGCCCCGACCCCCCTCGAGAAAAAAATAAAATATTTTTTTTATTAATGTCAAAAAAAATCCCTTGTATTGCTACAAAGGATTCTCCCCACACTAAGTTCTTTATGTCGATACAGTCTAGCCGTCTAGTGTGTTGTATACTACAACTGTACCTGTACTAGTCAGTGGGCGTGTCCTACACTGTCCCCACACAGCCTAGCCTGCTGTTAGTCTAAGCGACTGCCTGCATAAGCAGTAAAGCCGTAGCCTTCTAACACTCTAGCATATGCTTGAGCACCAGCTTCTTTGATATCAATGTTCTGTCCACTGTACCAATTGCACCACTGGCTAAACACTCTGTTCCAGTTCTGCTCTATGCCTGCGGCCTTAAGAGCCTTGCCAGCTTTGGTGTTGCCCTTGAGCTTCTTGCCTTCAAACGCATGTATGTCTACCCACGCAAAGCCGCATGCACCAATGTGGTCCGTGCCGTACTTGTTGTAGACTTGCTCACTTGCGTTCTTAGCTGCTTGCTCTGCCTTAGCTAGGATTACTTTAAGATCATTTACTGTATAGTTCATATTGTGCCCTCGTTGTTTAATTAACTTACTCTACTAGTATAGCCTCAGTGGCTATGTTTGTCAACCCCTAATTTGGAAAGTCTGCAGGTTGCAATTCAATTGCTTCTTCTACATCCATCCACAGCTCATACACATGTGATGTGAGTCGCTTCTTGTGTTGGCTGCTTATTGGTAGCTCTCTTATGAGCTCGTCTACTACATCTAGAGTGTTGTCTAGACGTTCCATTGTGTCTGCTACTGTTCGCATGGTACTGTCCCATCTCCTCCGCACCAAGAGCAATCCTCTTCTGTGCCTTGTTCATATAGTGTGTCGAGGTCAAAGCCTTCGCCGCAACACTCAACACACTCTGTCAACTTGACTTCAGGTACTAGCATTATGCCAGCACCGAAGTAGTATCAAATGTCTGTGCATCAACTATGTCATAGCTGATTGCATCACATGGTTCAAAGCCAAAGCCTGCTACTTTGAATGTATCAACAAAGCCTTCGCCATCGTCTACGATCATCACATCGCCAACTGAAGTTGATCTCAGTCCGTATGCTTTGCCGTTGTGTTGGATCAGGGGTGCAATGACTTCTACATCATCATTAGCATCTTCACCAATCTTCATGCTCCAGCTACCATCAACATTGTTGGTGTATCTGTAAGCGTATTCTGTTGCTTGGAACAAGTCTAGACCTGAGGTCTTCACCTTAGCTACTGCTTTGGGAGTCTCTCCTTCTTCTAGGAAACTTGCATGGATTACGGTTATAGTAAAGTTTTTCATATTCTGTGCCCTCACACTTTTTAATTAATATACAACTATTATAAGGTCTAGCCTCTCGTTTGTCAACCCCTAATTTAGTTGTTCCAACACAGCTTCTCTCACAGCAGTATCAGTTGCTTCTTCAAAGCCTGACTTCTTGCTGAGTGCATACAGCTCATTGATTGCCCAGTCCAGCACTAGTTGTACAGGACCTTCGTTGATGTCGTTCAGTTGCTGTGCGTCCTTTACGATCTCAGCCACGGCCAAGTTGCCCTCTTCAGAAAACATTTCAAACTGAACGGATTTGTTTTGAGTTATCATTTGCATAGTTTGCCCTCTTTGCGTTAATATATGTATATTATACTGTCATTCGAGGTAGTTGTCAACCCCTAATGGTGAAATTCAGCCAAAGAAAAACCCCGCATATAGCGAGGTTCTTCCCGGTGTTGTGCAGAGCGTGAGGGCTACGCTTTACCTGCTCCACCTAGGCTCGTGGATGAGGGCGGTCCACTTGCCTTACTGACCGCTTGGGGAGGGCACCCGTACGCGGCCTTGTCCAGTGAGAGGAGCATCATGCTCGACTCATCACTGTGTTCTCAGCCATTGCTTCCCACTTGGTAGGAAATGCTTTGGCCAAATCAGCTACCTTGAGTACCGTTCTTAGCGATAGCTCACGAAGCTTTGACTTGTTGATGTCGATGAAGTCTACGATGTCTTGTACAACTTCTTCGCCTAGCTCGTATGGATCGAGCATACCATCTGTAGTGATCTGCTTTATACGTAACATTTTCTCTCTGTCCGTATCAATAGTTAGATCAATGTAATGACAACGACTTTCAAGTGCTGTTAGATGATCACGCATCTTCTTGCTCTTAACGTTATCGAACTTGATGTTGGTAATAAAGATAGCACTGCCTTTGAATGTGAAACTGTCTGGCACTCCTTCATTACGTAATTTGAAACTGTCTGTGTTCCAATGGATAGTTCTGTTCTTCTTGCTGTCTAGTGCAGCCTTAAGAATGTTAAGACTAAGCTCATCACTGAACACGCTATCACAGTCATCGAACACCAGTACATTGTCTTTGTCTGCATAGTTGAACAGCTTGCAGTAGAGTCCAATAGCACTCATAGCACCTTTGACAACCTGATACTTGCTGGGCATGTCTCCTAGTGTAGCGATTAGGTCATGTTTGCCTAGTACTTTTTCTACACCATGTGACTTACCTACACCCGGAGGACCGGAGACGATCATAGCTCTTACATCACCGCGCTTGCACGCCTTGGTCATGTCTTCGAGCATATCAAAACGCTCGCGCATTCTTTCGATCGTCTCTTCGTCGGTCTCCTCTCGGGTGGTGGTGGCTACGGAGCTATCTACCAGCTCATAGCTTGACGGGCCTTCGCACTTGATCTTGATGTTGCGATCAGGAAAGCCTGCTACCGCAGATCCATCCACTGTGACGTAGCCACCACCGGCGCCAACCTTAAATTCTGACACCATTGGAAATACCATTCCGTTCATGTCAACATCTTTGCCTCTAATCTTGTAGAAGCCCTCTTTCATTTTTACTTTTTGCATAGTTTGCCCTCTTCGCAATGTTTAATTTATGTATACAGTATATGGTCTATCTGCATGCATGTCAACCATTAATTTAACTTATTAACCAAAAAAATCCTATGAATGCTGTTAGCGTTATGACTCCATAGAGTACACTGTACATGCATTGCACAAGGAAAGGTATCCGGGTGTTACAAGCGTGACAGGTGCTCGCAAAGAACTCTTTATCAGTTTTGAAACACGCCGGACACAAAGCCATTATGCAAATTCCTTATCAAGCGTTTCTTGGTCGACATCTTCGAACATCTGACCTTCAAAGGCTTCTTCGATTGCGGCCTGTGGTACTTGTACCTGCTCCACTCTCTTGAAGAACCTTACTGGGCATGTCTCCCAGTTCTTGCCTTGCTTGGTTATCACTTGAACACCAGCCGCTGTCTGAGCGTTGATGTACAAGCCCGCATCACAGTCCTCTTCGAGGTATGTGGTCTTGCCTTTGTAGAACGAATAGCTGGATATCTTATCCGCAATGCCTAGCTCTACCAGTTCTTTGGTCTTCACCGCTAGCCATCCGTGACCAGCATCCGCATGTATCATTTTGATTACAGTCTTCATTATTGTACTCCCTTCTTTGAAAAGTTACGACCTGTTTCAGGACTTACATGGTATGCTGACGACACTAGGAAGTCAGAATAGTCTTTGTCCTCTGGAAGGTCATTTGCCCACTCCGCATAGGTCTTCACACCCATCGGAAACTCTTTTTGCCCTAGGTCATTAGCACCAAAGGCAGCCATAACGAATGCCATAGCATCCGCAGGACGATCTACACCGTCCACGATGTAGTCGGAACCACCCTTGAACTTCCAGTACGAATGTCCATCGGAGTGCTTACCTGACTCACAGTGTGCGCCATAGTTCTCTAAATATTGTGTGGTTACTACGTATTTCATTTGCTGCCCTCTTTGCTGTTTGCCCTAACTATACATATAGTATAGCATCAATTATTCTTTTGTCAACCCCTATTTCACCCAAACATGATGAAATTTTGCAGGCATATTCTCACATGAGAAGTTCGTGTCTGCATAGTTGATCACCTCTACACATGCACCAGTCTCATAAGACATATGTACATCTGGAAGTGAGAAGCTATAGTCTACTGCCCATACTAGACCTGCTGTTGCGATTGTCACTGTTGCGATAATTGTTTTTAACATTTTATTTGCCCTTTCCCTAATTGTTATATACATTATATGATCAATAACAACAGATGTCAACCCCTAATTTAGATATTCTGTATTCTTTTTTAGGAACCAACGCTCTAGCACAGGACCGCCTTCGTCCTCGTCTACTATAATATAGCACACAGTCTTCTTGACGTTCGCATAGCGGTAGCCTTGCTGTCCGCCTATTTGTTGGTCGCCTACCCAAACGATGTGCGGGTAGTGTTCGCGATTGCCTTCGAACGCCGGACAGTCATTGACTGAATACTCAAAGTAATTGCCCACATCTTTCTCAACGAAGCATCCGACTGGATCTTTGGTATAGGTATAGTATCCCATTATTCTACCTCCCAATCTATTTCACGACCTTCTGCGAACAACAACAATTCTGTTGCCAACATCCGTGCTTGGTGCTTGGTTAATTGTAATGAGTTGAAGAAGCCATCTCCTGCATTAGGTTTTTCAAAGCCTCGTGGCTTGCGCTGTGTGACCTGTATGCAAGTCATTCGATCCTTGCCACCCCAGAAGCGTGTCTGAGTCAATTCGTTCTGTGCTACACAGTCTGGAACGTTTCTTAATTCTGTTGACATTGTTTGCCCTCTCTGTCATTGC